TGATCAAAGAGCATGCTGTCGGCACTGCCTTCGACATCTCGACGATCAACACTGTCGCGACTGCCACCTTCGATATTCTCTCGGACCTACCTGCGGGAAGTCCGACGACGATGGGATGGTCTACGGATGGAACTCGCCTGTATCTCATCAACAACACGACCCACGAGCTTACGTCTTACACTGCGAGTACACCGTTCGACATCACGACTTTGGGAAGTTTCTCGGTAGGGCTGGATGTGAATGCGCCTCCTCTGCAAGCGATCTTGAATCCACGAGGGCTTTTCTACAGACCGGACAACGGTGACATCCACATCAACCAGGACCAGAACCAACTGAGGTTCAAGGTCTTCTCACCAGCCAGCGCGAGTACCGCGCCGACCATCACCGACTTCTCGGCAGCTTCGTATAGCGGAGATATTTCTGCCAGTGCTGTGCGTCCGTTCGGAGTATTTGTAGACGAGTCCGGGGCGAGAGCGTTTATTGTGAATGGCTCTTCAGGCAATGACGTTGACTCCTATTCGATGAGTGTGCCATTCGATTTGACTACGCTATCGGCAGTGATCGCGTCGGTAGGCGTCGTTAGTTCTCCGATCGGAGTATTTCTAAAGCCTGACGGTACGAAGATATTTTTCACCACGTTCAGCAGCACCATTGGAGTGCAGGAGTTCCCGCTTAGTGTGGCTTGGGACATCACTACGATGGGCAGTCAGGTCGTGCTGTCTACTGCGGGCGACGGTGCAACGATACCGTTCGGCCTGCACTTCAGCCCGGACGGGCTGAATGTTTACACTTCAGACAATGGTGGCAAGATTTATCAGTGGTCTCTGGCTTCTGCGTGGGATGTAAGCTCTCCGACCTTTATCGGCTCATTCGATTTTACGTCCGAGATAGTAGCAACCAAGGGGCAGGACTTATCTTTGTCGGAAGACGGAACAAAGATGTATATATCCGACTTGAACACTGGCGTCGATACCGAGATTTTCCAGTACAGCCTGGGCTTGCCATTCAATATATTGACTGCCGTTTACGACAGTGTGGTGTTGACTCTGGCCAGTCGGATCGGAGGTAGCGGCTTCCACATGATGCAGTCGCAAGACAGGTTCTACGTCGCTTACAATGGTGATGTCGGTGGTGCCGACCCAGAGGCTCTGGAGGAATTTACAATCTAATGGGCTTAGCACTCGACAGCGGGCTTGGTGAGAGCGGACTGGCTGCGGCTGGGATCGGTCTCGGTGGTGCTGGCTTGCAGCTACCTGGTCAAGGTGTTGTTCCTCCGGCAGGTGTCACTCCTGAAAATGCGATTGATTATTTCATAGCCGAAATCAGTGCTGGCACAAACCCCGGTGTAAGTGGGGGCGCTGCTCGACTTGATGTCTTCTGGAAAGCTGATGGAACGCAAGTCTGGACCGGACGACAAGGCGCTGAGGTCAGGCAGTACGATGTGTCGCCAGCATGGGGCATCGATTCCGGTGATTGGACTCCGACTCATACCACTGGGAATTTCACTGATCTGCGCTCTATCTGGTGGAAGCCTGATGGAACCGTGTTCACAGTCTGTCGAAGGATCTCGACTTCTTCGAGGATAACTTCTTACGACCAGTCAGCGACTCCGTTCGATCTCACAGTCCTTGGATCATCAGCCGTAAGCGGAACTCCCGGCGATCTTCCAGGAGATCACATCTGGAGCGAAGACGGTACTCGGGTCTGGATAAAGATGGCTATCGGCCTCACATCCACGATCAAAGAGTTCTCGGTGGCTGTTGCGTGGGATGTCACCACATTGAATACGACGCCGGTTGCTACGTTTGATGTCATCCCTGATGCTGGCACCAACGTAAACACGATCTGCTTCTCGACCGATGGAACTTTCCTCTATTGCATGGATGGCCAGGTTCTTTCTTCGTGGGAACTCAGTGTAGCTTTCGACATCACCACTGCAGGCAATTTCGCGAGCGGCCCACTTGTTGCAGCGTTTCGTACATCTGTCCCGAGAGGTCTTACCTTTAGGGCTGACAATGGACATATTTTCACAGGTGGAGATCAGGGCGGAGGCATGAGATTCACCAGGCTCGTGCCGAGTCCAGCCCCAAATGTCGATGCGTTCTCCTTCAATGCAGAAGTGAACAATGGTGCTGGCAACGTCACTGCCCAGGAGTGCGTCTGGGTTGGGCCCAGTGGTGAGAACCTGTACACATGCAAATCACCTATCGCAACCAATGACGTTTTTTGGTTCGAGATGTCTCCTGGTCACGACCTGTCGTCCTTCGCATTCACAGACGAGGACGACGCAGATGGTCAGAATCCGAGAGCCGTAGCCCTTTCAGAAGACGGTACGGTTCTATTTGTCTACTACAGAAATGCGGTCAATCCAGACGCAGTGTTCAGGTGGCCGCTGTCTACAGCCTGGGACGTTACTACGAAGGGAGCGAGGACTTCACTCACAGCCGATTTCAGCAATGACCCTCGTGGTCTGTGGTTCAAGACAGATGGCACTCAACTCTTTTTGATGGATGGCATAGATGCGACGGTCTACCAATACAATCTACCGACTCCGTGGAGCTTTGTCGGCGCGAGTCAGACAGATTCGTTTGCTCTTACGACATCCGGTACGGACCTGGCCTTCTCGGACGACGGCACAAAAATGTATGTCGCTAACACGGTCAACGAACGAATCGATCAATATAATCTTGCTCTCGCGTGGGAGATTCAATCAGGCATCAATGGAGGCGGAGCTTTCGATGCTGGCAGGTCTTTGTCGTTGCCGGGCGGCACAGGCAGCGATGTGCGAGGTGTAGCGGTAAGGGGCGACACGCTTTACGTGGCTTATATTGGCAATACGATCGTCGAGCAATTCACAATTTAGGAATCAGTCATGGCAAGCACAGGCACATTTCTGTTTGACCCGAACCTCGCGTCCATCGCCGACGAGGCGGTCGAGCGCGCTGGCCTGAATCTGCAGGAGATTGTCGGCGAGCACATCATTTCGATCAGGCGATCCGCAGGATTCATGCTCTCGTCCTGGTCTAACCGCGGGCACCGGCAGTGGACCTTCGAACAGATCGTGCATACGGTGGCTGCCGACGAGGTGAGCTTCGATCTGCCGGTTGGCAGCATCGAGGTGCAGAGCGCGGTGGTGCGCAGGAATGGCGTCGACACCGAGATCTATCCGATCTCAAGGGAGGACTACCTGGTCCTGCATGACAAGAACCTGACCGGGCGGCCAGACAGATACTTTGTCGATCGGCGCCGAGACACCGACGGCACGAATCAGCCGCAGGTTTTCTTCTGGCTGGCCGGCGAGAACACCACCGACCAGATCATCATGAACGTCTACAAGCAGATTCAGGATGTCGGCAACGCGCAGAACACGCTCGACATTCCGTTCCGCTTCCAAGAGGCTTTCGTTGCCGAACTGGCTGCCAGGGTGGCGCTGAAATATAACGAGGCAAAGTGGGAGAAACTCCAAGCGCTCGCTGACAAAGAGTGGACGTTGGCCCACGACGAGGACAGGGACACCGCACCGTTTGTCATGTCCGCAAACTACTCACGATTGCACGGGAGGCCGTAATGGCATTGTCACGATCAATGAAAGACCTTATGCACCAAGCCGCACAGGCGAGGCATGGAGGCGGGAATCCAACCGGGGGAGTCATGGGTCGATACAATCCTGGCCCTAAGCTCCAGCGGCGTGCCCCGATGCCTGACCGAGGTCCTCGAGGTCCAGCGAGGCCGACCGGCAAGCCGCGGCCAGGTGCTGGCACTTTCGGTTTTGCCGCCCAGCGTGGCCGTACGCCGGCACTGCAGCAGGCAACAGCTGGCGCCAAGATGCAGGCTATGCGGCAGGCAGCGGCCCCGAGAGCCGCAGCGCCAGCAGCAGCAGGGGTGGCCCGACCTGCGGCAGCATTCGCTGAGCAGCGAGGAGCCGCCGTGAGGGATCGTGTCGGTGCTCGCCAAGGACCGCCGGCCCGGAGAGGCGGCATGGCTCGAGCTTTAGGCAGCGGCGGATCCAGACGTCGGATGCTGAGGTGAGTACGTGCCAAAGCGATACGCCAAGGGAAAATTTGCGGTAGGCGAGTGCGCCAGGTCCGGCAGGAAAATGCTGCTGAAGGACATGGTGTCCGATGGCTATTACCCGAGCTTGGTGGTGGATCCAGCCTGGTACGAGGGCAAGCACCCGCAGGAATCGCTGCCGGAGATTGAGGATCCGGTATCGCTGTGGCGGCCGGCGCCGGAGCGTGACCAGGTCAACAGTACATTAAGGCCGGACGGTGGGATTCTGTTCACGGGGTTCGCGCTGAGCAGCCCTACGCTGGAAGCTGTCAGTACGGCATTCGCGCTTGCCCAAGACGCCGATCAGTACTCCCTCAAGTCAGATGACGTTACTCCGGAGCCATTCAGTACACCTGCTGGCAGTCGGCGTGATGTTCGTTTCAGGCCGGATGGCTTACGTGCGTGGACCCATTGGACCGTGGTTACTGGTGGCAACGATACGCACCAGTACGATCTACCGGCTCCTTGGCAACTCACTGGCTGGACCCCTAGTGGCGACATACTCCGTCTCAGTGGGCTTAACCGCTCGATGACATGGCACGACAACGGCGACAAGCTGACGTTTCTCCGTCGCTGGTTCTCCAGTTTTCGGAGGATCGACACCTACGACATGTCGGCCACACCCTACGATATTTCGTCAGGTCTTGGCCCGGTGTTTGCGTCGTTGACTGCGATCACTGGCCCTGGCGAATACATGTGCCGGTTCAGTCTCGATGGGCTCAAAATGTTTACTGACATTTCCGCGACTACGATGCAACGGTACAATCTAGCGGTCGCGCATGACATTTCAAGCAGCACCGGGGTCGATCAGAGCTTTAATTACGGGGTGGCTGGAGCAGGCAGCACCAATTCGTGGGACTTCTCGGGCGATCACACCAAGATTTACATTCATACTAGCGGTGGCCTTCTCGGCTCGTTTGATCTTACAGCGCCGGATGACATCTCAGCGCCGTTTAATTTTAAGACTGGCGTCAGTGTGAATATCCCAACGAATTTGCAGGTTGCGAGGGGGCTGACTATCCGAGGGGATACCGGCGACTGGATCCTGCTGGCTGATCAGAATAATCAGCGGATCAGGTGTTGGGAAACTTAATCACCATATGAGAATTTAACATGCCTACATCGCTATCATTTACATACGACGAGTTGATTGCCGCACTCGAGGACTGGCTCGAGGAGAGCAGCGCCGAGTTCGTGGCGAATCAGAACCGGGTCGTCGCGCTCGGTGAGAGCCGCCTGGCAACCGATCTGAACTTCGAAATTTTTGATCGAGTTTTCAGCGGCAGCCTGATACCAGATCAGTACGTGCAGGCGGTCAAGCCATCGGACTGGCAGGGTACCAGGTCATTGCATCTTCGTGATCTTGCGGATGTGGTCTTGCACCTGCACCTGGACGGCGCAGACGCGGCGACCAGCACAGTCGATAGCTCGCAGTATGCCCGCACGATGGTGTTCACCGATGACGCTGAACTTTCTACCGACCAGGTGAAATTCGGCACCGCTGCTCTTGGCGTGAACAATTCGACTCTGCCCGATCAGACGGGCGATGCCCTGTTCACAACGATCAACGATGACAAATTCGATTTCGCAGATGAGGACTGGACGATTGAAATGCAGTACTACGCCGAGGATTCGGCTGGCGCGAATGTCCTGATGGTCATCGGCAACAGTTCTGGCGGCATAGAAGCTCTATCGGTCGTATTGTCGAACGGCAATATCGGGATCGAAATCAATGGGATCTCCGTGATCAACGTCTTCACGGTCCCGCACACAAACGACACCTACCACCACCTTGCTCTTCAGAGGACGGGGAATGTGTTTGAATGCTTCCTCGATGGAGTCGAGTCGTCGTCAGGAGACTTCACGAATGCTGTCGTATTCGATGACCCGGTCGGCGATGTCATTATCGGTGGGTCTGGAAGCGGTGCATCGCCCGGTCAGCCATTCGAAGGCTGGATCGACGAGGTTCGGATCACCAAAGGCTTTGCCAGATACAGTGGAAATTTCGCGCCTCCGACTGAGGCTTACCCGAACAGTTCCGGTAGTGGCCTGAGACGCTATCTCGAGCGCAGGACCTACGAGTGGTGCCTCGACTACGAACCGGACGAGACAGCGACCGCAGAGCCGAAGTACTACGCCGAGTTAACCGAGACCGAGTTCTTCATGGTGCCGCCACCGGACATCGCGTATGGCTTCGAGCTTCGCCAGATCCAAACTCCTGAAGCCTTGGGGCCGGGTAACCAGTCCACCTGGCTTGGAACGAATGCCGGCGACCTGCTCTTGTATGCTTGCCTGCTTGCCTCTGATGAGTTCCTGATCTCCGATCCCGCAGACCTGGAGACATGGCGGAAGAGCTACACTGAATTGATGCCGGCCCGCAAGCTCGAGCTCCGACGGCAATGGCGCGGAGATTATGATCCAGTGCAAGCCGTAGCCAAAACAACGAGTCTGGTCTGATGAGTATTCAAAGCGGCACAGCGTTCCAGTACCTTTCCGATCAGTGCATCGATGGCATCCACGATGTCAGGAACGATGTGCTGTTCTTCGCGATGTACTCGACGCTGGCGGATATCAATCCGGTAACGGTCGATGACCAGGCATCGATCACTGGTGAGCTTGTTGGCAACGGGTACACTGCCGGCGGCGAGCAGTTGACGCAGACGATCATCTACACGCCAGGCGAACCCGAACGGCCGGCAATCGATTTCGATGACCTGACCTTCGGGCCAGGAGCGACCTGGGGAATCACGAACGAGGCCGCACAAGGTGCCGTCATCTATAACACTACAGCAGGACCACAGCAGAACAAGGTCATGTGGGTCATCAACTTTGGATCGCCCATCGCTGTGAACAACGGCTCTTTCTTTGTGCGCTGGCCGGACCCGACTGACCCGACCCTCGCAATCATAAGGACATCAGGCTAATGGCTGACACATTTACTGCATTACTACGGCTCGTCCTTCAGGAGACTGGTGGCAACCAGAATGTCTGGGGCGACATCAACAACGCGAGCGCCATCGACCTGCTCGAGGACGCGATCGCTGCTCGCCTGGACCTCGATGTCACGCCGGCCACGGATCCAGTCACGCTGACCGCAGACAACGGTGCTGCTGATCAGTCGAGAAACATGATCATTGCTCTGACCGGCGTCCCTGGTGGCACGAGAGACATCATCGTACCGAGTACATCGAAGCTCTACATCATTTCGAACGAGACCGCTGACGAGATGACGATCAAAACCGTAGCCAATGCGGGTGTGATCGTCAGGCCTGGTACAAGGGTGGCGGTGATTGTTGACCCGGTGGCCGATGATGTTTTCAGTGTTGGCGATGTTCCCAGCGCCACCGAGACCGTGGAAGGTATCGCTGAGATCGCAACCCAGGCCGAGGTCGATGCGGGCACGGATGACGAGAGGATCGTCACTCCGCTGAAGCTTGCGAATACGACGGGCTTGCCACAGGCGACAGAAACCACGTTAGGCGCGGTTGAGCTTGCAACGCAGGCTGAGGTTGATCTTGGTACAGATCCTGACAGGGTGATCACGCCAGCGACCTACGAGGGCCGCAAGTCGAGCGAAACGCTCAGCGGTCATGTTGAGCTTGCCACACAGGCCGAGGTCGATGCCGGTACCGATACCGAGCGAGCGGTGACGCCTGCGACTCTATCGGCCACGCCGACCGGCGTTTATCGCGGCTGTAAAGCGCACAGGACCACATCGTTTACGCCTGGCACTTCACCGGGTGCACCGCGCCCATTGTTCGATGGCGCTGACAATGAACTGGCAGTCGCCCTCAATGCCGAGACAATCGACACCGACACCATTCACGACAATGCTGTCAACAACTCCAGGCTGGTAGTTCCTACTGGCGTGACCAAAATCATATTGAGGGGCGGAATACAAATTTTAGGCGATACATCTGCCGGAATACGTCACTTGCGAATCTGGAAAAACGGTGCAGTTGGTGGTGTGCAACCAGGTCAAGGCTCTTGGCAGCCACATACCATCGTGACTCCGCAAGGAACGGGCGCAAGGTATGGCTGGGAAATAGAGTCTGGCGTGATCGATTGTGTCGCGACTGACTTCTATGAACTATACGTTCTGCAGCAGGCAGGGTCTGGCAATGTTGTGGCCAACACGGCCTGGTTTGAAATGGAGATAATCACATGACTGTCATGGCATCAGTGACGCTTCCACCGGGAGCGAACGCAGGGGCTTTCAATAATTTCGCAGGCCATCAGGATCATGGTTTTTATTACGATGAGGCCACCCGTCTCTATGAAATACCGATTCCTCCTGGCAATCAGGCCCAGCTTAACGGCAAGCTTACCGCCTACACGAATGGTCAGGCCGCCATCGATGCTGCGTTTGCGGTAGATGAGGACACCAAGGACAAAACACGAAAGAAGGATCTATACGATAACGATGCTGTTTCTCAGGCTGTGGTGGCCTGGGCGACCGATGAGATCAACACCCTTCGTGCGCTGCATGCGCTTCCAGATCTACAGCCTGCGGCTGTGGATGCTGCGGTTAAAAACAAGATCGATAATCCGTGAGCCGACTGCCCGACATTCCGCTCGATCTTCTCCCCGGCATCATGACCGAGGAGACAGACCGTGGCGCGAAAGGTCGGTACAAGGACTGCGACAAGATTCGCTTCAGGAAGCGCCTGCCTGAGAAGCTTGGCGGCTGGGTACTCAATTCGCTGGGTACCGAGGTCGATGGCGTCAGTGAGGAGCTAAGCCAGCAGCGCACGGCAAGCGCCGGCTATTCCGCCGGAGCATCGACGATTGTTCTTGATACCGCGGTGACCTGCCTCGACCTGGAGCCGGTATGGCTGTTCGATGATTCCGTAACTGGTGGCCTGGGTACGCGCACGATCGATGACCCGACTGCGCTGCAGGATGAACATGTGTTCGACCTGGACGCTGCGGTCACGGCCACAGCTGGCGATGCGTTCATCATTAGCTATCCGGAAGAGTTCGGCGGTGGCGCCAATGTCAACAGCGGCGGCGTCAAGGACTCTGAGACCATCGTCGTCTCGGTTGCGGTGACAGGCTACCTGCGCGAGGGAACGGTCGTTCGATTGCTGACAGACTCAGGCGAGCAGATCAACACCCTAGCAGCCAATCACTCGAGCGGCGCGACTGTGTTCACGCTGACCGATCCCCTGATCGACGACATCCAAGCCGGCACGCCGAACGTGTTCTTTTATGCTGCGGAGTCTTTCATCAGGAGCGACACCCAGAGCTACGTCGTGCGGCATTTGAATCTCGACATAGTGGCGGCCACCGAGGTCATGCTCACGGCATCGTTACCTGAGGATGCCGATGGACTTGATATCGATATCCGGCCATTCCAGTTGACTGGCTGTGACGGCGACCAGGGCAGCGTCACATCGCTCGATATCCTGCCGGTCACGGACTTTGCGATCGGAGCGCCGGCAGCATTCCCTGATGGCCTGGTGATCTTGCCGGCGCAGAATATAGTGCAGACCTGCTACCTCGGAGTGGCCAGGGCGCTGTGGGATTGGAGCAGCCTGGACAGCCAGAAGTGGCTGGCGATCGGCACCAACCTGAAGCTCTACATCGTCAACAACAGCGAACTGTACGACATCACGCCGTTCCGTGAGGAAGGCACCCTGATCGATCCATTCGATACTGACATCACCGGGGCGTTCGACCCGGATGGCGGCGATGACCCGACCTTTGTGCAGGTCACAGACACGGCCCACGGCAATGCGATAGGCAACTTTGTCCACTTCGCGAACGCTGACCCGGTGGGCGGCATTACTATCGATGGCGAGTATCGGGTCGAGTTCATCGTCGACGACGATATGTACATCATCCGCCATCAGGTGCCGCCGACATCGACCGATACCGGCGGCGGGACCGTCGACTTTCAGTACGAGATTCAGGTCGGTCTGGAAGACACCACGACGCTGCTGGGCTACGGTACCGGTGCCTACGGCCTGGGTGCCTATGGTGTTGGCAGTTTCCTGGCTGGCGCTGGAGTCATAGGAAATCTCAGGACCTGGTCGCTGGATAATTTCGGTGAGGACCTGTTGGCATCGCCGAATGGTCGGGCGCTGTATCACTGGGATCGCAGCAGTGGCCCGAACGTCAGGGCGGTGCTGGTTCCTGAGGCACCGAACACCATCGAGCGTATGCTGATCTCGCCGCAGGCCAGGCATGTGGTTGCCTTCGGTGCTGGCACTGGCTCGGCTGCAGCGCCCGGAGACCCAGACCCCCTGCTGATCAGGTGGGCGAGCTCGGAAGATTTCACCGACTGGATTCCCACCAGCGTGAACACTGCCGGCGATCTCCGGCTTGATGTGGGATCCGAGATCATCACCGCGGTCGAGTCGCGCGGCGATATCCTCACCATGACCGACCAGTCACTGCACGCAATGCAGTTCATCTCGGGCGAGTTCGTTTTCGCGCTGCGCCACCTGGGACAGTCGGTCACAGTCATCGGGCCAAACGCTGCGATCGATGTGAACGGCATCATGTACTTCATGGGCGAGGACGATTTCCTGATGTACGACGGCGTACTCCGGGTGATGGAGTGCGATGTCCGCAATCAGGTCTTTGACGATATCAACCTGGACCAGGGGCGGAAGTCCTACGCCAGCGTGAACAAGCTGTTCACGGAGGTCTGGTGGGTCTATTCAGCGGAAGGCTCGGCCAGCAATGACCGCTACGTCAAGTACAACTACTACGACAAGGTCTGGGATTTCGGCACGATTGAGCGCAGCGCTTTCCACGATAGCTCTTCGCTTTTTAATCAGAAGCCGTATGGCACCTTCGACGGCAAGATTTTCGTACACGAGACCGGCGTCGACGAGACTGACCCGGAGGACAATGTAACGCCGATGTTGTCGTTCATCGATACCTACGACATGGAAGTCGACGAGGGTACCTACCACGCGGTCGTGCGCAAGATGATTCCCGATTTCAAGAAGCTGGTTGGCTCGGTTGATCTCTCGCTGACGGCGAAAGCCTATCCATCCAGTGGTGGCGTCGAGGTTGTCAACAAGGGACCGTTCACGATCGCACCGACTACGGCCTTTGTGAATCCACGAATCAGGGGCCGGCAGATATCATTCCGAATTGAATCGGATGCGCTCGGCGATGACTGGCGCATGGGGACCTGGCGAGCACAATTCAAGCGGAAGGGGAGGCGCGGCAACTGATGTCCAATCCACTTACGACTGTCCAGTTCGAGAACTTCTACGACGTCTACAAGATGCGCGCCCTGGTCGACGACCTCGAGCGTGCATTCCGAGGTTTGAATGCGGACTTCGCGACGATTGCCGCGACCGTGCATAACGATCTGAGTGGTCGAGACGCTGCGGACGCGCATCCGATTTCTGCGATCACTGGCCTGACAGCCGCGCTTGCCGCGATCGGCATCACTCTGGCTGATCATGAGATTAGGATCACCGCGAACGAGTCGGACATATCCGACATCTTCATCGAGCTTAACCGCAACAGAATCGAAAGGTATTTCTTAGGCGAATGAGCAGTGGAATACTTGGACAACTAGCACCGGCAGCGCTGACGCTGGAGGATCTCTATACGTGTCCGACCGACATCGTAGCCGTGATGCGCGTTATCATCACGAACCGTGGGAACAGCAAAGCGGAGTATCGCGTTGCCGTGTCACCTGACGGTGCCGCGATTGCGAACGAGCACTACGTGGCATTCGACAAATTGATGGAAGGTAACGATACTGGATCGACGATCGCTTTTATCGTAAACGAGGACGACGTCGTACGAGTGTTTGCCGAGAATGCAGATTTTAGTTTCACAGCTACAGGTGAAGAGCGCGCCGAATAATTGATGGAGGGCATCATGGCGATATCAGCAAAACTGCAGGCAGCGAGGAAGCAGGCGCAAAAAGCCCGGCTCAAGAAGAAGGGCGATCCGGATTACCCGGTGTTCTATGCCAACCAGCCGTTGCAGAAAGTAAAGGCCGAAGAGAACGAGGCGATTCGTAAGGCCAAGGAAGACCACAGGAACGCGATCGAGGATCTGAAGCTCGCCGAGGTTACCGGCAAAGGCCTGAAGAAAGCTCGCGAGGAGATTGGGGTCACCCGCTTGATCGTTCAGCAACTGGTGGCGCAGAAGGCTGCGAATAAACATCCTGGCGTGAGTCTCACCGCCGCCGGGGGTGTGTCATGAGTGCCACGAATCTATTTGAAGACGACATCCTTGATCTACTCTTCACGAATGTCGCGGCCCCGAACGTAGGCGATGCTGCCGGACTGCAGCCATCGGCCGCCGCCGGCAACTGGCACATCTCTTTGCACACCGGAAACGCGATTTCCGACACCTCAACGCTGCAAACCGACAACGAAGCTGCGTACACGAACTACGGTCGAGTCGCTGTCGTACGATCGGTCGCCGGGTGGACGATTGCATCGGGTACCGCAACCAACGATGCGCTGATCACCTTCCCGCAGTCAGGCTCGGGACCAGAGACCGAGACCGATGTCGGCCTGGGGTTTGCTTTGGCCGGTGCCGGCGTGCTGCAGATTTTCTCGCCGCTTGATGCGGATCTCATCGTGAACAATCTGACGACGCCTGAGTTTGCGATTTCGGCCCTGGCTATCTCACTGGATTAGGATGAAGAATCTATTCACCTCCGAGCAGGTCAACGTGCAGCAGGCGCTGGATATCGTGCGGCTGATACTCGGAGACAACAAGATCCGGCTGTACTACCAGGAGGTGTTCAAACTGTGCTCAGACATCCAAGGATGCGCGAAGATTGCGATGGCGCACGAAGGCATGCCGCCTGATTTCTGGCACAAGATCGCGGTCTACGATCGGAAGACAATCGACACGCCGCTCAACAGGACTTATCGCCGCTCGAGATATCACAGCAATGTGTATAAGCCCATCAGGGTAGATGTCGAGGGTTCCCTGGTGGTGCTGTATATCGATGACCTGGTCGCGAAGCTCCACTTCAAGCACGCGGCGCAACTCTGCGTATGGTTGCGTCGGGCGGCGAAGCAGGCGAAGAACTGGGCTGGCGATCGCAGTAAAATCCTGACGACCTTCGCCAGGCTGACGACCGCCGAGGAAAACGACAGGGTGCAGCATGTTGGCTGATGGATCCGCTGGGACAAGTAGCGAACGCAATAGTCGAGATTACAACGATGGCAGATGATATTCGCACCGTACTAAAGAGCTTCAACAAAGATCTTTTGAATGAAGAACTTGTGGCATCAGCCCTGCCGTTTGAGTCTGCTTACCTGGCTGGCTTTGAACCGAGAGGTAGACCGCGAATTGTCTTTGACATAGCTCCTGGTCCAAGGCTGATCTCTGAGGACAAGGTAAACAACATCCAAGACTTTGCTGACCCCGGTGAGATTCGATTCGTGTTTACGACTGCGCTCACTGCGCCGGAGGCCACAGCACTCGATGCGTTGTTGACCGCTCACGATCACACTCAGCGCACCACTGAGCAGACTAGGTCAGTCAGGGATGAGGCTGAACTGAGCGCCCTGGAAGCGGCCTTTCCGAACTGGGCTACCTTCACTGGGCCAGAGAGGAATGACTTCCTTGAAAGACTCGCACGATCGTATCTTCGTTATCGGAGGCGATCTGACTTCTGATGGCCAACCTGCTTACAGATCTCATCCTGACTTCGGCCTACGTTTACACCGGGACGTTCGCTGACATCACTGGTATGTCAGACACCGTGAGCATCAAGGATACGGAATCCGTTGTGCTTCTGATGACATCGAATGTACCAGCGGAGAATGTCGTCGCTGACCTTTGCGTTGAATATCGATTCACTGTTGATGGCTCGCCGGTTGGTGGGGAGTTGTCATCCATGCTCGATGCTAACGATGAGTTCAGTGGCATGGAGATGATGTACGCAGTGACCGGACTTTCGGCTGGCAATCATACTTTTGCGGTTCAGGGGCGCAATAGAGAAGGAGATGGCGAGGTCGATACGACCAGGAACAGAACATTCCAGGTTCTGGAGTTCGTCTTCGGCAGCGCATCAATACTGGTCGATCTGACAAGCAGTTCAGCGGACACCGCACCAGCAACCTGGGCTGATGTCGCTGGATTGACTACGAGCGCCACACCGGAGGCAGGATCCTTGCTGCTATTCACTGCTGGTCTCCCTCCATTGTCGGATGAAAACGATGAGATGGGCGACTACCAGTTTGCGATCGATGGTGTTCGAGATGGACCGAACCTTGGCAGCCACAATAGAAGACCGGATAGAACAGACTCGCTCTCAATGTCCTGGGCAGAGGACGGAGTATCTGCTGCGTCACATACGTTCTCGCTTCAGTGGGAGGATCGCCGCAGGGAACCTGAGACGGACACCACACGAACCAGGTATCTCCAGGTCATTGAGATCAAGAAGTTTTTCAGTCTTGAGATTGACAATGTTTCAGTTGCTGCGGATTCAGCGCCAGCCGCTTTTGCCAATATGGTTGGCATGTCAGGCAACGCTACCATCGACAGTACGGACAGCAAGCCTTTGATCCTGGCGAACTATATCCAGGATTCCGCTGGCAACGTAAGAGAACGGGCCGACAGCAGGCTCACCGTTGGTGGCATCTTCGAGGGTGCGGAGCAGGCGGCCTTCAAAAGAAATGCTGACCGTACTGGCAGCACGATGATGAACCGGGCCGCAGATGGCGAGTCAGGCGTAACTGCTTTCGCGTTGCAGTGGGAGCAGGGGAAAGATACGCCGATCGCTGACACTGGCAGGAACCGAACCTTCCAGGTTATTGATCTGATCACCACTGAAGGGCAGATCGAAGCAACGGCTGACCTGGCGATCACTGCCACGGCAGACTTGCGAGCGTTCGGAGCTTTGAGTGCGAGTCCAGCCATGGCATTCACTCTGACCGCAAACCTCCAGGACAAGCAATTCATCAGCGCGAGTCCTGCCTTGGCGTTTGATGTGGCCGCAAGTATTCAGGACAAACAATTCATTAGCGCGAATCCGCAGATGGCGTTCACGCTGACAGCGGATCTTCGCAACGCATCACCAGTTTCAGAAAACCGATCAAGGCATATCGATCGGTTCATTAACTAACGGTCGTACAGAGGTATCACCATGGAAAAGAGCGAACAAGCTGAGCAGGCACGAAAGCTGCTCATTCGGAGAGCGGTCGCGTATGACGTCGTCAATCTCACTAAGATGCTGATCCAGGCTCGAGAGGAGAAGGGCCAGCATATCTATTATCCGAGCGTACCCGAGGGCGAGCTTGGCAGGCAGATGGTTCTGGATCATGTGAATAGCATGACCAAGGGCGGAGTCGTCTACGTTGCTGATCTCGATGGACGGTTGCTCGGCGCTATTGGAATGCACGCGACCCAGATGGCGGAGTGGAGTTTTGATTTCGGTCTGGTCAATGAATGGTTCTATGTACTGCCGCAGTTTCGCGATTCGGATATCGCGATCATGTTGCTGAAGGCGGTTGAGGAATGGGCTGATGCGGACATCAATCCGTGGAACGACAAGGCCAAGCCCAGGATGCCGATGGTTGTCGGCATGCTGAGTGGCCAGCAGACCGGTCTCAAGAACAAGTTCATGCAGGGTCTCGGGTATGTCAATGGCGGTGGTAATTTTGTGAGGGCACCACGCTATGAGCAGGACCAAGAAGCAGACGACGACGCAAGAAGTTCCCGAGTGGCTTGAGTCTGGCAGTCAGCAAGCAACTGACATTGCCAAGCGGATAGCCAGCCGAGAGTACACGCCGTACGAAGGTCAGCGCTTTGCCGAGCTTTCTCCGGCGGAGCAGCGTGCCGCAGAGCTTTCCATGCAGGAAGAGGGTGCCTGGCGACCAGACCTGGAGCGCGCGCGTGAGCTAACCGAGCAGGGCGCGACGGCATTCACCGATGCCGACATGGAGGGCTACATGAGTCCCTACATCGAGGGCGCTCTGGATCCTGCCGCACGCGAACTGCGTGAAGAAATCGCCAGACAGCAGCAAGGCATCAGCGGCAGGGCCGGCATGCAGGGCGCGTTCGGTGGCGCTCGTCACGGCATTGCCGAGGCCGAAGGCCGCCGCGGTGGCCTGGAGGCGATCGGCGATCTATACGGCCGCGGCTACCAGCAGGCATTCGAGTCGGCCCGTGAACAGTTCAACGCCGACAGAGACGCATTCGCCAGAGGTGCCGAGCAGTTCCGGGCGACTGGCGCACAGGGTCAGCGACAACTGATGGACGACATCGGCACCCTGATGACGACCGGCGGAATGCAGCGCCAGCTGGAACAGGCAGGCCTTGACTTCGATTACCAGCAGTTCATCGAGGCGCGTGACTGGGATATCACCAACCTGGGTCCGCTGCTCGAGACGTTATCGACGGTTCCATACACCAAGACCACAACGCAGACCGCGAAGAAGAGCATGTTCGATGCGGTGCTTTCAGTGGCATCGGTGGCAGCGAGCGCATTCTTTGGTGGCAAGCCATCGGAGAGCGCAACCGATACACCGATCGACCCGGTCGGCGGTACCGGTGGCGGTGGCGGTTACAACGCGCCAGGCTACGGACCTCCCCCAAGCCCGGATCCGTACCAGACAGACCCATACGCACCTGCATTCCCGCAGGCACCTTACACGCCGGGCGCTTACCAGCCCGTCCAGGTCGCATAGGAGGCAGCCATGGGACAGCAATTACAGCAATGGATTGAGGCGAATTCCCGCACGCTGCGGGCGCTTGCCGGACCACACGCGCCGCCGCCGGCAATACCTGGCGCTCAAGGCGCACCCGGTTCATTTCCGCCACAGCAAGCAGCCGCTGCGCCACAAGCTGGTTTTCCGGCACGGCCTGACTACACGCAAGCATTTCCAGAGGCAGCGCCAGCGACCGCACCGCAGCCGGCTGCGTTCGATATGCCCTTCATGCAGCCGCAGGCTCCTGCACAAGCGCCTCCGGCTCCGAAGCCGGCGACGACTGGCATAAAGCCAAAGCCCCGCGAGGATGAGGGTCCACCACAGATGGGCTTCTCTGACATGTACGACCAGGCGGATCCCGAATCGATCTCGAAGGTGATTGATCTCCTCGAGCAGCAGACCGGTCGGCCAGTGGAGGAACTCTACGAACAGCAGACCGGACGGCCGCCACCGCGCGGCACCAAGAAAGAAAAGATCGGCGAGTTCCTGCTCGAGTTCGGGCTGAACCTGGCATCGGCGCCGGCTGAACTGAGTTCGTTCGAAGCGATAGGCCGATCCGCTCAGGCTGCCCGAGCTACCGGCAGGCAGCGTGATTCCGAATATGCAGCACGACTGGAGCGTGCCGAAGACAGGCGCATTGCGGCCAAGGAGCGAGCAACAGGCAGGCTTGATAAGAAGTTCGATCGTGCTGCCACGTTGGAGCGTCTGGGGATGGAGCGACAACGTACCCAGGCGACGCTCAATAAGCCGATCGGCGAGTTCACGAGTTACGTTGGGCCCGGCGGCTATATGTATGACTGGAATCCAGAGACTCAGGAAGGTCGTCAGGTCATTGTCAATGGCAAGCCGATGAAAGCTTCTGACCAGGCGATCGCAGGCAAGCAACAGCGCTTCGATACCGAGGTCCGCTACAACATGTACATGGGCGTCTACGGTAAGAACGCTGAGGATGTGGCGTACACAGGTGAGGCGCTCAGCAAAATCAAGAAGGATGCGCTCAAGTTTGCCAATCGCCAGACGCCGTACACCAGGGCAGAGGCGAATCGAGAGTCAGTGGCTGGTGCCACATCGCTGTTCAAGAACGATTCCAACTACGCGCTTGCGACCGAGGAAGAGCAGCGCACGATGTTCAGGGCCAAGGTCGCTGAATTGACCGAGATGTACATGGCCGGCTATGGCAACGGCGACGGCGAACCTGATGCATCAAAACTGGTTGAAGGGATTGCCACAGCAATCACGAATGAAGCCGGCATCACCGAGTACTGGATGCTGAAGAACGGCGAGAAAGTCAAAGTAAACGAGAGTCAACTGGTGCGATAGATGGCCTGGACCTACGGCGCACAATTCCCTGTTCGCGATGAAGAGGAAGAGGACGAGAACGGCCTGAGGTACGGCGAGCAGGTGCCGGTCGTGTTCGGAGATTATTCGAAGGCCACCTATGGTGAGCAGTTCGATGTGCATAACCTAGATCCGATCACGCCACCGCTTGAGCGATCGATGATGGTCCAGCGTCCGGACCCTGAGCAGATCGAATTACTACAGCAAAAGTACGGCAAGCCAGCGGTTGGTGAGATCGAAGAAATTACCGCCAGACCGCAGTTCAGATCGCGTCTCGGCACACCATCAGAGCAGCAGTTACTGGAGCAAAAGTATCCCGGCGTCAGGGACAAGATGAAAGCGCTCGAAGATGCTGCCTGGGAAGGCCGTGAGGAAACTGGCTGGGGCGAACTCTTCACGAAATCGCTCAACAAGATATTGCCGTCCTTCCGAAAGCAGATTGTCGGTGGCTTGCGTGGCGGCAATCCAGTCACGGTGTCTGACCTCGAGCGCAATGCCATGGCCGAGCAGATGATCACCGGCACCGGCCGCATGACCGATTCAATCGAGAACAACCGGATCGCCAAAGAGTGGGGATTCGAGGAGGGGTCCGACACAGTTCCGCCTGGAGTTCACCCGGTGGATGCGTTTGCAGAATGGCTGGGGTCCGATGAGGGACGCGGCGAGGTGGAGGCCGAGGCAGCCAAGACGCCGGTAGCTATGGTCGCTCAGGACATCTGGGACGCCGAGGCCGGCAAGATCAGAGAGAACGAGGTCCAGGTCAAACCACAAAGCGCCAAGTACTATGCGGCCGGCATCCTGGATGCTGGCATCAACATGGGTCCGGCGATGGCGGCCACGATCGTCACCAAGAATCCGATGGTCGGCGCTGCCATCATGGGCGGTCAGGTCTATGGCGATACCTATGGCAGCATGCTTGACGAGGGATATTCACCTGACCAGGCAAGAGCGGCCGCGATGTTTTCGGCTGCGGCCGAGACGCTCACCGAGCGCATTTCTCTTGGCATCCTGACCAGAAACAACTTCACCGGGTTGAAGCGAATCCTTGCCGGCGCTTCGGCTGAGGGGATACAGGAGCCGGTTACCGAGGCACTGCAGATCGGTTACGACGTCGGGATTCTCAACGATGACATGACCATGGGCGAGGCGATGTGGCGCCTGATCGATGCCGGCATCATCGGCTTCGGTGTCGGCGGTGGTATGGGCGCAGGCGTCGAGGTCCTTCAGCAGGCAGAGAATCAAATGACGACGCCGGCTGCCAAGGAGGCCTTCGACTACGAACAGGAGATGGATGCCCTGCACCTCAGCCTGACCAAGGAGTCACAGGAGGTGCGAGCACTCGAGGTCCTCGAGGAGAATACCGAGCTACTGGACAAAGTAATCAATGACCAGTTGGCAGATGTTTCGACCGAAGACATTGCAGCGCTTGAAGAGCAGGAACTGATCAGGATCAAAGATGACGGTACCGTTGTGGCGTTGCCGAAAGCTCGGCGCCAGGTGGCCAGACAAACCGTCGCAGCCAATCGCAGGCGCAAGAAGGAAGCGCTCCGAGCTCGTGGCGTCAGTGATGGAGAGCTTGAGCCGACGATTGAAATTCTGGACATGGCACCAGCGTTCCATGCGGCCGAAACTGATACTAACCTTGATCCGACAGAGAGTCAGAAAGGTCGCGGCAATTATCGCAAGGGACGTTTCACGTGGAACAACATCCCGCTTGCGATCGAGACGCCTGCCGGCGAAACCAGGTCGGGTGTCGACGAGCAGGGTCGTCCCTGGTCGCAGGTCATGAGTTCTGGCTATGGTTACTTCCCATCGAAACCCGGTGCCGACACTGTCGAGGGTGAACCGACCGAGGGCGTCGATGCTTACTTCGGGCCCGACCTGAACACACCGACTGTCTATGTGTTGAACCAAGCGAAGGATCCGGGCGCTGAGGCGGTCGGTGAGAACTTCGATGAGCATAAGGTCATGGTCGGCTACCCGTCACTGCAGGCAGCGATCGAAGCGTACCAGGCCGACTATGCGCCGGCCCGCAACCAGCAGGTCGAAGGCGTCGCCATGCAGCCGCAGCAGTTCAAAGCGTGGCTTGATCTGCCGGAACACATGCGGCCGCTCACGCTGGGCGAGCGCGAAGGTTACGACAAGGCACCGGTATTCGCGACGGTCGAAGCGACCAGGCCGACGCCCGAGCGCTATCCGGCGCGTGGCAAGAATGTCACCGGAGCGCCGCCGAAGGACCGTGCATTCGAAGATATCGATCCATTGATCGACAAGACTGTGGCGATCCTCGAGGACTCGGCGATGATTCCGGATGAGGCGTGGACCTGGTACGAGGACTCCGGCCGGAAGATTCGTGAGATCACCCGCAATGATCCGGAACTGATGCACCGAGTGGTCCAGATTCTGGCCGCTACATCACAGGGTGCCGGCGTCGGTGCCAACACGACGTTCATGATCAAGGGCGCGTACGCGATGGCCAAGGGTGAGGTCAGGCCAGAGACCGGGATGTATCCGGCTACCGCCGGCAAGAACATCGAAACGATGAGCGCCCTGGAGACGCAGGAGATTGACAACAATCTACCGGGCATCGGCTCCAAGGTGATGAGCTTCTATCGAAACCTGTACGACTCCACGTTCAACACGAACCTCTATCCGGACGATGTCACGATCGATCGATGGATGGTCAGGAACCTCGGGTATACCGCTGGTGATTCGGTTGAAGGCACCCAGTACGATTACGCCCGAAAGATTTTCCAGGATGCCGCTGCACGCTACAACGCAAGGAATGGAACGAACTGGCTGCCCCGCCATGCCCAGGCGGCGCTCTGGGTACACGAGCGATCAAAGGCATCGATGGCGAAGACCGGCAAGGAAACTCCGGTCGATGCATTCGCTGAGCATATCGAGGCGGTGACCGCGAGAGTCACGCACGAGGCAGTGCCATCGAAGACCACCGAGCAAGGTCGCCAGGTCGACGCCTTACCGCGGGAGGAGAAGCAGGAACTTGGACGGCGCCAGCGCGAGGCCTTGGCGGAGAACAATACGCATGTCGTGATGGAAGCACTCGGCGTGCCGCTCTACAACGTCGCCACAGCGATCGGCGGCTACGATGGCATGATCAACCCGAACGAGATTTCGAACATCGTCATGGTCGGTGGCGCTGAGCTTGACCGGCCGAGGGCAGATGTCTTCTCGCAGATCATGCAGTACATCTACACGCAGGATGCCGTGCCCTGGTTCCGGGCAGAGCGGAAGGCCCAGACCAGTGAGGCGACCGGCAACTTCGGGCGGAAGTACACGCAGGGTATCAACTGGGATCTTCAGGGGCCGCTCAACGAAGACCAGGAGACCGCGCTCTTCGATGCCCTGCGAAAGGCGCTGGGCCCGGACGCCGGCTTCAGCATGGTGGGCGAGGACCAACTGGTCATAATCGACTTCAAGGATGAGAAGGGCGTCACATTTTCCGGACTTAAACCTGCTGAATTCATTGAAAAAATCGACCAAATAGGGGAAAATATCGGAGCCGATCTTGGAGTTGTTAACAGCTACACTTTCGGCGCTGAGGGTAACTATCTAACACATGACTGGGAGACTGACCCCAATGGCCAAAGACTCGAAGAAGCGATTCAAGAGTACGCCAGCACCCGCGGACCACCGGATCTTCTCGAACGGGTTCGTGCTTGGCGGGAAAGTGCGCAAGGCATCACCCGCGACTTCCTCAAAGCCGATACCAAGCCGAGGGCGGGGGCAGCCGCACCGGTACCCGTGGCTCGACTCGCTGACCGATCCGCGACCGAAGACGCCATCTTCGGACGATTCGGGTCAGTAGATCGCACCAGAGATACGACCGAAGAGCTTAAGTTCTATGACCTCACCCCGGTCGTAGAGAACCCCGAACTCACTGATCGCCTGGCCGATTCCTTCGGCTACACCATCGAAGTATTTTCCTTCGAGGCAGACAACTTCAAACTGCCGCGGCTCGGCAAGAAGAACTACGAAGAGGGAACCGTCTGGATCTACGATCCGGCGGCCGCGCACGGTTCATTCAAAGACGAGACCTATACCCGCGCCTGGCGGGTCAGCCACGAGATTGCGCACGGCATAACCGAACGCATGATGCAGAACCGGTACGGCGACTCGAAGCGATACGGTCGCCTCGGCCGGCCAATGATGGGCGAGCGTGGCGTACCGCCGAAGCGCGTGGAGGTCGAGCTCGAGCCGCTGACACTGCTGCAGGCCCAGCGCGCAGTGGAGTGGGAAGATGTGGCGTTTCGTGTGCAGCGAATTCTGCTCGACAAGATGGGCATCTCGATTCCTGATTCGGTCTTCAACCAGGAATACAACACCAACATTGCCGACGCCACCTTCCGCACGGTGACCGGAGACTTCGCCGATGCCGGCGAGTTCGGGTTCAGGCCGTCGGTGTTCAAGCCGACCATCAAGTCGATACTCACCGGGTTGGAGCGTACCGAGCAGGCCTTGGCCGAAGACCAGGGGCGCGAGGCAACCGAGGGCATCGACCTCGCAACCTACAACCAGATCAGCGATGAGCAATTGCAGGAGTCGATCGATCTCCAGAGCAGGGAGCCAGCTGACAAGCCGCTCTTCTCTGTCGTACCTGGGGTGCCGGCAGATACGAAGTGGTACCGCGGGTCCGAGCATGAGCAGATCAGGCTGCACAGGGAGACCGGCATCGTGCATGCCTCGACCTCGGAGAAGACGGCGAGCGCCTTCGGCCCGGTCAGCGAGGTCACGCTGCATGTGCAGAACCCGTTCGACTATGAGAACCCGGACCATACCAGGGCGCTGAAGGCGCAGTTCAGGACCAATGCCCAGTTGATGAAATTCGCGCGGGCACTGGATGTGGTGCATGGCGGCGAGCGCACCTGGTTGGGTGGCGAAGGCACCATGGACGATGTGCGCGAGTACTTCAACGTCGGCCTTGAGATGGGCAACTACCAGGTGATCGAGTCGCCGGCAGTACTGGAGGCTATCCGGGGGATGGGCCATGACTCTGCGTACATGGTCGAGAACGACTTCGGACCCAAGGGTATAGCCGTCTTTGATGCCGGCCTGATGACCAGGGACGCGCCGCTCTTCGCCACGATCGAGGACGAGGTCTTCCCTGGATTCTATTCCGGCCTCGCTCGAGCGGCCCGCAACCTGAAGCAGGAGAAAGGAACTGGCAAGCAGATGCTGGCCATGCTGACCAAGATGCCGGGCGTCAAGGCGGAGGAGCTTGACTGGACCGGTGTGCCGGAATACCTGAAGGCCAAGAAGACTGTCACCAAGGACCAGTTGATCGCCTTCATCGATGCCAACGGTGTGCGGATCGAAGAAACCACCCTCGGGTACAAAGGAACGGGGAAGGGACAGATGCCCGAAGATGTCGACTGGCGACGGGTGCAGGACGCCTACGAAGCCGGTGAGATTGGCGATGTCATGAACTTAACGTCCACATTGACCGAAGAACAAATGGAGGTCATTGACGAGAGGGGTTCCGAGTACGTCACCTGGGAGAGCATGACCGGAGGTCAGAGGAACGAATTTGCCAAACACGTTTACAACGTGAACATCGCAGGCCAATCCACACGGCCGGCTGAATATGGTGGCGACAGCGTCACGCTACCCGGCGGCAAGAACTATCGCGAGATTCTGCTGAGGCTGCCTGAAAAATCCATCGATGCGCCGACCGTCAGCACCGCCAAAGGATGGGTAAGTGATGCAACGCTTCGCAATCTTAACGCGCAGATGGCAGAGAAATTTAACGCACCTATGGCCATCGAGCAGCGCGATCTCCTGCAGGGTGGCTCTCCGGTAGAGATCATGGAGATGCTTGATGACTGGGAGGCGCGGCTTGGCCTTGATGTCAGCCAGGCGAAAGCCGAGGTTGCGCCGCCTCCTGTTTCGATGACGGTGCTTCAACTGGAAGAGGGTCCAGCGATCGACGATCTTTCAGATGTAATTATCACGCAAATGATCGATACGCCTCTCGCAGATGCTGAATGGGGCTGGGTACGAGAAGAGGCACGATTCGAATTCGAGAATCTCAATGCCGACCAGTTCGATATTGTCCACCAGTTATCGCGGGATCATGGGGTCCAACTCATAAGTGGCGTGCCGGAAGAGAGAGTGCCTCGCGCCGACAGGGTCAACGGGGTGATCGAATTGCCACCAGGCTACACCCAAAGCAGGTGGGAACAAGTAAACAAGAACCTCGATGAGATCGGGCTTACTGATCAGAATGCCACCTGGGTAGAGGAGGACCGTCGTTTTTATATTGAAGGCGTGTCTCCCACTATGCTGGAGCGAGCCAATTACGCGGTCTCGCATCTCGGTCTTTCAGCCCTGCAAGAGCCATCAGCAACGCCTCCGGTCAAGCGAGCGCCTGCAGGTCGGCGACCAATAGAAACCTATCACGCTGCGCACTGGGGCAGCTACGCGAACATCCTTGCGAGCATTCGCATCACCGAGCGTATCGGTGAAGAGGGTGAGCGCATCATGTTCATCGAGGAGATTCAGAGCGACTGGCACCAGCAGGGCAGGACCGTCGGATACCGGGATCGACCCAGAGGCCTCATGCCTGAGAGGGATGACCTCAAGGCGATCAAGAAACCGCTTACCGACACGGCCGACTACTGGGAAATCAGAACGAAGGTCGGGCAATTTGTTGTCAACGTCACCGCTACGGATGGCGTCCTCCCAGACGAGGATGCTGCCATTGATCAGGGCTATCAGCGGCTGACCCAGGAAGAGGAGATTCGCCGTCGCATTGCCAGAGAAGAGCAGGAAGCCGTCCCTGATGCACCGTTCAAAGGTAATGCCTGGGCCGAGCTCGCGATCAAGCGGGTCATGCGCCTCGCTGCCGAAGAAGGATTCGATTCGGTTGCCTGGACGACGGGCGAGCAACAAGCAGAACGATACAGCCTGAGCAGGGTACTCAATTCGATTAAAGTTTTACCGGCTGCCCTGGAGGGCCGGCCTGATGTACGCATCGTCTGGCTGGATCCGCACATGGGAAGTTCGATACAGCTTCATGTCACAGCCGACGGCATGATCGACGGGTCGGACCAGGCTGAATTCGATAAGAAAAAACTTTCGGAGGTTGTCGGTACTCCCATGGCAAAGCGGATCATGGAGACCGAAGAAAGCCTGGAGATTCCGGCAGAGAATCTTGATGTCGGCGGCCAGGGAATGAAGTCGTTCTATGACAGGACGATTCGCAATCTCGTCAGCAAGGTCACCAAGAAGCTCGACAAGGCAGTGCAGACAAGCAGCACCAGGATCGACACAAGCGAAGGTCGCGGCGGCCCCTACACGGTAGGTCGATACCCCGGATCACCTCCGGCCGGAACGCCTGTGGCCGAGATAGTTCAGGTCCAACAGCGTCAACTGGGAGATCTTGCGGAACATGCCAAGTCGTTCAGTGATGAGGAATACGGTTCGGAGGAGCAGATCGAGTCATCGAACAATTTCGTTTATACATTGCAACAGATTTTGCCGGACGAGGCTTGGGAGAACTTTGAAGAGTACGCACATCGGGCTACTACTGATGAGATGGTCGACTACGGCATGAGCCTTGCTGCTCGGGAAGCGCCGCAGGTCATCGTCACTCACGGAGAGATGGGGACGCTTGCGGCTATGGCCGAAACAGCGCGGCCTCTTAATCAAGCTGACTTTGGTACGGCCAGACAGCTTAATGCATCCACGAGATTCTTTGATGAACTATATGAATTCATAACCGACGACCAGCAGTCCGTGATTGATGACATGGCTTCTGATCCTGACCAAACCGCAGACAACATTATCGACGCCGGCCTATCAATGGTCGTCGGGCAGTCACCGGATGTGGAGCCAGCACCACCGACAACGGTCGTCTCGCAAGAAGATCACAATAGGGTCCGAAGGGCTGGGCAAGAGGCAAGGCCAGCGGAAGATGCTGATGTGGGATCGCCAGAACAAGAGCGGGCGTACAACGCATTCACGATTTTGCTATCGGAGGTCCTGCCTTCCTATGCCATGGAAACATGGGAGGAGGAGATCGATCGACAACGCATGACCATTGTCGAAAAGATTCGCTATGGCGAAGGCTTGGCAGAAGAGGAGTCCTGGTCGATAACAACTCTTGAGATGGCCAGCCTTGAAAGAACAGCGCAAGAAGCAAGGGCAAGGAACGACGAAGATCGCGGATCAGACAGGCAGCAGATCGCAATGGAAGCATTCTCTGCTGAACTTATCGAGGCGCTGCCCCGGTTGGCGCAAGAACGATGGAAGGGCGAGGAATCTGAGGGCGTCGACGACGACCTTGATTCAGGCCTCAGAATGGCAAGGCTCTTTGCTGGCAGGCCTGATGCGGCTCCAGTCCAGCGCAGAGTTGTTGCTGACCAGTGGGGCATTAAAAATAAAGCGGGTGAGTGGACGGGCCCGTACGCCAGTGAAGAAGAGGCGATTGAGGGAGCGGCCAAACGAGACCTCGAGGATCTTGAGGGTGTCCATTTAGTCGACATCTCTGACCAGATGCGCGATCGCCTGATCACGGATGGCCTGTCACTGTTTGCCGTGGCCCGGCAGCCTGCTCCTGGTGTGCCGATCGCTAACCTGCAGAGCGTGATCAGCGAGATTCTTGACCTGTATCCGGGGTCACCGAACGTGAAGATCGCACCGACCGAAGCGCACATGCCACGCAAGCAATTGATCGAGATCAAGCACGCTGGCATGGAGGGTAAGGTCGGTGGCATGTTCGACCCGGAGACCGGCGACGTCTACCTGATCGCTGCCAACCTGAAGAACATGAAGCAGGCCGTAGAAATCTACCTGCACGAAACGGTGGGTCACTACGGCGTGCGTTCAATCCTGGGCGCCGAGTACGACACGATCATGGATCAGGTCTGGAGGTCTCACAAAGAGAAGGTCAGGGCGGCCGCCCGGCGGAATGGTCTGGATGTCAGAGTCCCGTCGCAGCGACGCATCGCCGCAGAGGAGTTTATTGCGTACAGGGCGCAGCGTGTGCTCTCTGGTCAGAAGATACCTGCCCGTGATGCATCCTTACTCCAGCGCCTAGTAGAGGCGATTAGAATCGCAATCGCTCGCCTGAGGGGCGTGCAGATGTCCGACGCCGACATCCAGCGGCTGATCAGAAAGGCGCGGATGTTCGTGGCCACGCCGGCAAACAAATCACCAGGGCTGCTGCCGGCCCGCAAAGCGCCGATCATGTTCGCCAACCTGTGGAAGGCAATCAACAACGATCGTGTGCCGAACTCTGCCAAGAACAACATATACCGCGATGAACTTTACGCTCAAATTCGCGCCGGCAATATCAGCGAGGAGGACGCCGAGCCGCTGATCTCCTATCTATCCGATGTCAGAGTCATCGACAAGGCTGGGTTGCTGAATGAGATACGCGAACTTGGCAACCGCAATGCGTTCCATGCCGTAGAGGACGATGCGGCACGTGGCCGGTGGTTTGGCAATTCCAAGGTGGTTGATGAAAAGGGCGAGCCGCTGGTGGTGTATCACGGTACGTTCACCCCGAAAGGCGAGGAGCCGTTCACTGCATTTGACAAGGAGGCGCGCGGCAAATCCACACGTACATGGAGTGCGCAGAACGGATTTTGGTTCTCCGCTTCGGAAAAAAACGCAGAGCAGTTTGCGGTAAAGGCATCTACATTCAAAGGCGAGGGTGAGCGGCGAGTCCTGCCGATCTACCTGTCAATCCAGAATCCGCTCGAGTATACCCGCGAGCAGATGGTGGATAAAAACATAACGATCAGCGATGCCGTGAGAGAAGCTAAGGCGGCGGGGAATGATGGCGCCATCATGCGCGGCATGTACGACAATACCAATCGGCCGGTCTTGAGGCTCGATGGTGTGGGCCTTGGCGTCGATCATCGCAGCCAATTTCTTAGCGACACTTTCCCTGCATTCCTGGAGGGTAGGGAGACGGCCAAAAATGCGCTTGAAGAGATTAAAGAAGCCGCAGCGTTTTATGCGACGGAGGCATCACAAGAAACCGATCCAGAGGAAAAGGCGTACCAAAAAGAAGAAGCGGCAATGTGGAGGTCGATTGGTGATGCTTTCGCAGATGATCCCAGTCGCCTGACAATCTACCAGGGCGAGCCAGCCGATGTGTTCGTTGCGTTCGAACCCGAGCAGATCAAGTCTGCCACAGAGAATATCGGCACCTACGATCCTGCGTCGGCGAATATTCTCATGCATGTCGACGAGTACAACGGTCGGGCAGACGCCATCGAGTCCGGCGACCTGTTCGAAAACTTCACCATTGAGGAGGGGTCGAAGACCAGCCGCGCCTGGAACTACCTGGTCTACAAGGCGCAGGACAAGTTCATCGATCTGCTGAATGTACAGAAGGCGATCGAGATGCAGACCGGGCGGCCGCTCAGCGAGGAGCTCGACACCTACCTGGCCGAAGAATTATTCCATGGCCGCGTGAAGTCTCGCGTTGATCGCTTCGAGAAGGACTTCATCCGGCCGCTCACTGAAGCGATCGACGACAGCGAGTACACCTGGGACGAGGTCGAGTGGTTCCTGTACGCCAGGCATGCGCCTGAGGCCAACCGCCGGCTCTATCGCATCAACCGATCCGGCGCTCTCCGGCGCGCGCGCAACAAGGCTAAGCAGAAAGCCGAGACAAAACTCGAGAAGCGCATCGCCCGGATAGATGCGAACAAGGCCACGCAGCGAAACAAGATCGAGGCCGAGCATACCAAGCGACTGGCTGTCATCGAGTCCGAGTACCGGTCACAGATGCGCCGGTCGAAAGAGAGCCAGAAGAAGCGGCGCGAAGGAATCGAGACGGCCAAGGCCAACAAGATCAAGCGCGCCGACGCACGCAAGCAGCAGCAAATTGCCAAGCTGGAATCGAAATACAAGTATGTCCGTGCCGACTACGAACTCACCTACCAGGCCGAGATCGAAGAGGCTGATGTATCGTTCCGCGAACGCGAGCAGGAGCGGGTCAAAGAAGACCCTGGCCTGCTGGCTTTGTCCGGCATGAGCAATGCGGATGCGGCCTTGGCGATGGAGGCACTCAGGGAGAAGGGCGACATCAGCCAGCTTGAAGCGATCGCCGCCCAGGTCGACGCGATGACCGCGCGCAATCGGGAGATCATGGTCGGCGAAGGCCTCGAGGAACAGTCAACGATCGATGCCTGGGAGAAGGCCTACGACTTTTACGTCCCGCTCAAAGGCTGGAAAGACGGCCCGATGAACACCACGTTCTTCCCGAAGAAGGGCAAGGGCTATGACACAGGCGGCAAACTGAATCAGCGCCGGCTCGGGCGTCGCTCGCTGGCCGCCAACATCCTGGCCAACATCGTGGCGCAGCATCAGTCGGCGGTGGTCATGGCCGAGAAAGCGAAGGTCGGTCGCACACTTCTGAAGATGGTGCAGGAAAATCCGAACGAGGACATCTGGACGGCCAACCAGATCGAGACCAAGAAGCGACTGGACCCGAAGAGCGGCCTGGTGGTTACCGCCGTGGACCCGACCTACAAGCTCAGGGATAACGTGCTCCGGGTGAAGGTCGAGGGCAAGGACTACCACATCACCTTCAACGAGGAGAATCCGACCGCGATGCGAATCGCTACCTCGATGAAGAATCTCAGTTCCGAGGAAATCAACTGGCTCTTCCAAAGCCTGTTGAAGCTGAACCGAATCCTGTCCGCGGTTAATACGAGCTACAACCCGGAGTTCATTGTGTCGAACCTGGCGCGTGACCTGCAGACCGCAATGATCAACATCAACGCCACTGACGCCCAGAACATGAAGATGGCGATTCTCAAGGATGTGTTCAAAGCGCACCGCGGCATACGCCGGTTCCTCGAGTTGCCGAGCTTCAAGAATCCAGAGTCCGCTGACTATTGGCGCGGGCAGTTTGAGGAGTACCGAGATCTCGGTGGCCAGGTTGGATGGCTCGACAACTATAAGGATGTTCAGGACCTTGAGGCCTCGCTCTATCGTGACATGCAGGACAAGACTGCCGGAACGCTTTCATGGTCTACGCTCAGGAGGGTGGGCAAATTCATCGAGGCGGAGAATCAGGCGGTAGAAAATGCAGTACGTCTGTCGGCCTTCGTGCATGCGAAGACCGCAGGCCTCAGTCCCCGGAAGGCTGCCTCGCTGGCCAAGAATCTGACAGTCAACTTCAACCGCAAGGGCGAGCTCGGCACGCAACTGAATGCTGTCTACCTGTTCTACAACGCATCGATCCAGGGCATGGCTGTCATGTGGAATGCAGCCAAGTCACCGAAGGTTCGCAAGATCATGTACGGCATTGTCGCCTTTGCGGCCACGCTTGAGATCATGAACCGCATGCTTGCCGGCGACGACGATGATGGCGAGAACCGCTACGACAAGATTCCGGCCTGGGTGAAAGAGCGGAACATGATCATCATGATTCCGGATCGCTTCCGCAGCCAGTCGCCGGATGACTTTGTGGAACATTACATCACGATTCCGCTGCCCTATGGTTACAACATGCTGCACGTTATCGGGCAGAAGATCGGCGGCATCATCGACTACACCGGCATTGGCAACAAGCGCGAATGGTCGCCGCTCGAGGATACGACCGAGATACTCTCGGCGGCCCTCGGCAGTTTCAACCCGATCGGCACCGGGCCCACGCCACTGCAGACAATCTCACCGACGATCCTCACTCCCTGGTTGCAGGTCTCAGAGAACGTCGCCTGGCACGGTGGTCCGGTCATGCCAGAGGCGAGCAAGTATGACCCAGCGCCGGAACCTGAATCGCAGCAGTACTACCGCAGTGTGCCCAAGCATGCGATCGCCCTGGCCGAGTTCCTGAACAAGCTTGGCGGTGGAACGAAAGCGCGGCCGGCACCGATCTCACCATTGGACATCTCCCCTGAGACCATTCAGTTGGTCGAAGACTTCCTGACTGGTGGTGCTGGTCGCTTTATTACCAACACGATCGAGCTCGGGCTCATGGCCAAGGAACACGAGGTCAACATGCGCAAGGTGCCGTTCGCCCGGCGCTTCATTGGCGTGACCGACGAGCGAGCAGTAAGCGACAGGTACTACGAGAACCGCACCAAGATCGAGTACGCCATTCAAGAAATCAAAGTCGCCGAGGAGGAAATCAAACTCTCCGGTACACAGGCAGAGCGGGAAGACGCCATCAAGAATCGGCAGCGCATCCTCGAGCAGTATCGCCCGGATGCTGCAATGAAGGAGGCGCTTCGACTGGTGCAGAAAGGCCTCAGGGATTTGAATGCCACGCGCAAGGCAGTGCGGCAAAGTAAGCGCGACGATGACTGGAAGAAGGAGCGGGAGGAGCAGATCGAACTGCAGAAGACCAAGTTGATGAACAAATTCAACACGCGCTACAACCAGATTATCGAGAAGCGCCGGCAGGCCAAGGAAGAGACCGCCATGAATCCGCAGTTACCGGGTAAGCAGCGGCTGGCTGCAGTCCAGCAATTCAACCAGGCTGGCTACCCAGCGACGGCCCAACTGATCGGGTCATTGCCAGTGAGTCCCAGCACTGACTTCGTGGAGCGATTAAATGCTTGAGCTACTGAACAAACGCATCTCATCCGGCGACGAGGCGACACTCGGCATCCTGCATGATGTGACGGCCGAGCCTGAGTTCATGTGCTACGTCCTCGAGGACCAGTTCAACGAACCGAAGATCAAGGGTGAGACCCGGATCCCGTCGGGCACGTATCAGATCAAATTCCGCGATGAAGGCGGCATGATCAAGCGCTACAAGAAGCGCTTTCCCTGGCACCGCGGGATGCTGTGGCTGCAGGATATTCCGGACTTCCAGTTTGTCTACATCCATGTCGGCAACAAGGATGATGACACCGATGGCTGTCTCCTGGTCGGCGATGGCCAGGTGTCGAACGTAGAGGAACGCGGCATGGTCACGACTTCGGTTGCTGCTTATCGCAGGCTGTACGAAAGAATCGCAGCCCAGCTTGAGCTTGGTGCCGAGGTCTGGATCACAGTGGAGGACTACGCATGAACGGAAAATATCAGGGCAAAAGATTTCTGAGCTTCCTAGTCGCTACCGCGGCACTGCTCGGTGGATTCTTCGGTGGTCAACCGGAAAGCTTCGGCGCATATTCGACGGCGCTCGGGCTGCTGTACGGCGCGTATTTAACAGGCCAGTCAGCGACTGACTGGCAGAAAGCAAAGAACGGAGGCTGACATGGCTGCGGTGAATTTAGCAAAGCTCAGCGAAACCAAGGTGACTGTGCCGGCGATTCTGCTGGTCACCCTGGTTGTCTTTGGTTGGAAGGCGAAAGACTTCACGATCGAGGGGCTGGACGAGTTCTTCGTAAGCGAGGCCGAGGGCAGCGAGATGGTCGAGCAGATCGAGTCGCTAAACGAGAACCTGACCAAGTACATTTCGAAGGCTGAGCTTCGTGAGATCAACGATGGAATCCAGGAGATAAACTCACAGGTCACCGAGACCCAGTTGTGGATCTCAGCCAACGGCTCGAACCCGATCGCTACCGCCAGGCTTGGCGACCTGGTAGCGAGACGCGACAATCTCATGGAGACCAAGGCCTGTCTCCTAGACGACAATATTGACGACAAAGACCTCTGCTATGTTGAGTAAGGTGCTTGGCGCCGCCGCTGGACTGCTTGCCATTATCTGCTTTCTACTGTGGCGACAGAATGGCAACCTGCAGTCAGACCTAGGTGCCAGCGAGCAGGCAATCAAGCAATTCGAACTGACCAACAAAATCAATATTGAGAACTTCGACCGGGTGAACGCCGACCTTGCCGTCTGCGTTGACCAGTCAGCCGTCGATAGGCTCGCGAACGAGGTGACCGTAGCCAACCTGGAGGCTCGCTATGCACGACTTGAAATACGATCCCGAGAAGTCGAGATCAGACGCGAAGAGATTTTCCGTGACCCGAAGTGCGCGGAACTTCGTGACCTGGACATGGCTGCTATTTGCCCTGACTGGGCTAACGAGTTGCGCCTCCGCTCCGCCACCATTGGTGGAAACCCAGATACGGGAAGTGAAGGTGCCAGTACGGACACCGATGCCGGAGAAATGCTTTAAGGATCACCAGCCCCCGCAGCCTTTCTCGTCTGAGGGCAGGTTACCCGTGGGGCAACTAGACGATTGGGCTGAGGGGCTGGCGATCACACTGGAGAAAGAGTGGGCTACGAACGCCGAGTGTCGTGCTCTGAATGACCAACGGGGACCAGTTGAAGAGACTCCTTGAGCTTGCCCATTGTTGCCCTGATCCGCGCTTGCACTTCTAAGACTTCCACCCGGTTGCGTTTGAACGGCTGTTCGTAATCACTCTCCTGTAAACCATCGAGGAAGTCCCGAATGTCTTGGGCCTCCTCCTCGTCGAACGTGACGAGATACTGCCGGCGAATTACCTGCTTAATCTCCATCGACGTCGACGTCTATACTCTCTTCATCGGTGCCATCGAACAGGTCCCTGTTCTCGGATTCAATTTCGATCTCGGCCGTCTCGTCCATCAGCCGGCGCAGTCGGTTCATGGTGTCGTCGGTCGGCTCGGCGATCTGTATCTTGGCTTCCAGCGTCACCTGGTAGGGTGTGCCGATCTCTATTTCCGGTGGCGTTAGCCGGCACCCTTTGAGTTCGATGTGCTGGTCTTTCGGGCCATCGTAGATTCTGACGATCAGACCCTCTGGTTTGCGCTTGGAGGCAAGACTCAGGGTGGGGATGGTGACATGCCCCTGCTCGCTGAACAGCACCTTGGAGAGCGCCTCGTCGTCTACCTCGTGGGGAAACACCATGTCCAGAAGCTCTGGACCACCAAGAATTTTGAACGGAATATCCTCGGCTTCGACCGTCTCGTCTTTGCCTCGGCGTTCTTTTCGTACGTTGATGACTTTGAATTCCGCACTGGTGCGGCTGACATTGAATTCCATATCGCTCTCCGTTTTAGTTATTCGACTCGCCAGACACGGATGCGCTGGCGACCTCGCTCTTCTACCGTGGCGTATCGAAAGCGCCACTCTTTATTTCGGTTCAGGTTGCCGACCGCATTTCTGATTGCGTCGTACTCGTCCACTGGGAATGCCTCGGTGTCACCGACATCCCAACTTCTGAATGGATACGGCGAGTATTTACCACGGCTGTCCGGCGGTGGTGGCTTGCCCTTCCAGTCGATCTCTTTCTCTTCGCTCATGTTATTCCTCACGGATATAGGTGACCTCATGGGTGTTGCGGTTCAGGTCCAGCGCATGCGTGATCACGCTGTCCGCTGCGTCGATAGTTGCGACGACGACGCCGCCTTCCTTGATTTCAATGGATGATGTGGTCTCGTAGATTTGATTGAAATAGTTGCTGACCTTGGCGAAGTCTTTCTCGGTGGCTGACTTCAGAATGAAGGAGCCGCCGACGAGCGTGTTGCCGCTGAAGATGTAGCCGAGTTCGCAGTCGATCCCGATCAATGTGGAGCTATACCACAGCGCTGAGTCGGTGCGATCGATGAGCGTGTAGCCCTCGGACTCCATGTCTTTGGCAATGCCAACGATGCCGGAGCCGTACTCGTAGCCGGCGAAGCCCAAGATTGGAGCGACCGGGGGACGGCCCTGGTCGGCCGCGTAAGCGGTGAACCCGAGCGCCACCAATATGAATAGAGCGTTTAGTTTCCTGACCATTTTGTTACCCTCAATTTTGAATGAAAATGCGGGAATGACTTTCGGGGAACAGCGTAATTAACAGGCCGTTTCCAACCCCTATCCCGCATATTTACTCATCCTTTTTACCACAGCATCACTACATCTACAAGGGTGGATTTAACGATAACCGGCGACCAGTTCTCGGATCTAAAAGCCACCCCGATTCTGTTGCTGTGCGGGTGTCGACGATGTGGTCTATACACTTCTTGGTCAGCCAGATGTCGGTCAGGCAGTAGTCGATCACCTGCCCCATCTTGCTCTGTTGCCATAGGATGGGGGCCAAGCCGCCGCTCTGCTTCTTGGTGACCTTGAAGTTGACCCGGACAAAGTCGTCGAGCTTGTAGCCCTTGGCGTACTTGTCGGCGCCGGCAGCCTCCTTCGCTTCGATGTACAGGTCCCAGTTCTTTCGGGGATCGAACTCGATGCCGTGGGCAGCGATCAGTTTGTTGTCGAAGTGGATCTGATTAAAGCCGATGACATGGTCCGAGTCGTCGACCAGGGCAGCGAAGTCCGACAGGTTGTCTTCGCAAAAAATTCTGTACTGGCCAACGTGATAATCGAACACGCCGATCACCGAGATGCCCATGCCCAGGTGGTCGGTCCATCCTTTGCAGTAGTTGATGTTCGGCCGGAGCGGTTCGTTCTTATCCGGAATGGCGTTCTTGATCTCGCAGTCGAAGATAATTGCTTTCATTATTGTTCCTCAGTGTTGCGTAGACATGACATCGGCCAGCTGGTCGACGATGTCTTGCTTGATGCCGGAGTTGTAAACGCTGGCCTCGCCGTCAACGAACACGAATACCAGGATGCCGTCGATCTCGCTGTCCCGATGGTCCATGATCACCTGCTTCAGGATGCCCTCGAGGGCAACCTCGTCATCGTCAGCCATCGTTGTTGGCCTCCATTATTTTGAGTATTTTCTTCAGCGTCTCCGGGTGCATCACGAAGCACTGGCCGTCGAGCATGTCCGACATCTTGTATAAGCTCGGGTCCGGTATCCGCGGTGTGTACATCCAGGTCCTGATCCACGGACGCCATGGCCAGGTGAACAGTCGGTCATGCCATGTTCTCCCCACTTCCGTTGCCTTTCCTGGAATCGTCAGGAGGCGGTTGGTCATCACCCGGTGGCCGTGAATCATCGTCGGCGTCCGCTGGTTGCTCGGCTTCCTTGAATTGCTCAAGGTATTCATCACTCACCTCTCCGAGTAGCGTGAAATGTTTCAGTCTGACGGTGTGCCCGGTCTGCTGTCTGATCGCTTCAGCGAAGGGAACCATCTGCTGTATCCGCGTCAGGTCGGCCGCAACCAGCGGCATCATCGTATCGCTGCCGACCAGTTCCACAGCGACGACACCCTCGTCGCCTTCTTCATCGGTGGCGACAAAAGCGAATAGCTCGTCGACTAAATATCCCATGCCGCCTTAATCTCCTTGATCAATTGTTCGGACTCTTCTCGTGTGATGCGCAGTTCGTAATCGCGCCACTGATTAGCGATTGCGATGACCAGATGATGGCCTGTGAGCGTGTGACGCAAGTCGTCCTCGGCTTCCGTTATCCAGGCAGCCGGCGGGCGGTACTCTTCGGCGCTCTGCTGGCGGCTTGCTATAGGTCGGATAAGCAGTTCCATCATTACCTCCGGTTCAGGACCTGCTGGCCCTCGTATGTCAGCGAGTACTGGATCCAGTTCATGCATGCGACCTGGTTGCCTTTGCCGACTGGCTGATCGATGAGCGCCCGACGAACCAACTGCTTTATCCAGGCTGCAGGGATTTTCTGGCAGTAGCAGTTCTTGGTTATGAGTGCACCGGGCCCACCTGGTTTGACGGTGAATAGCATGGTCCCTGGTTTCGACAGTGTCGCGAGCACTGACACCAGCAGCGGGTCCAGTTGTTTCTCCGGCCCGACATCGATGGGACCTGGAGTCGGGTCAGCCATTGGCGATCAACTCCTCACACAAAGCCATCGCTTCGCGCCTTACAAAATCGCGAAGCGCGACCGGACACGCGGGATCAATTGCGTATGTCCATTCATTATCGTCATGCCAGACCGCACAAAATTGTCTCCAGTAATCATTGCCCGTTGTTTTAGAAGGGGATGTCGTCATCGAAGTCTTCCTCACCTGGACCAGGATCATTGGGGTCACCCGTCGGGGCCGGAGCCGCAGACCCGGCATCCGCTGGCGGTGGCTTCTTGGTCCCCGCAGACGGGGCACTCGAATCTCCCCTGTCGGCGGGATGCGGAGGGCGCGCGCCATCTCCCTTGCGATCAAGGAAACTGAATCGCATGACCCGGATCTCTGTCGAGTATCGGGTGATACCTTCCTTGTCGTCGTACTTGTTGGTCCGAAGCTCGCCCTCGATGTAGACCTGGGCCCCCTTCTTCAGGTACTCGGCGATGGTGTCGGCGTTCTTGCCGAAGGCCACGCAGCGGTGCCACTCGGTGTGTTCTTTCTGTTCGCCGGACTGCTTGTCTTTCCACCGGGCGGTGGTCGCCACGCTGAAGTTAGCCGCAGCCTCGCCGCTTGGCATGTAGCGGACATCCGGGTCGTTGCCCAGGTATCCGATGATCATTGCTTTGTTCAGACTACCCATCGTTGTTTGACTCCTCCGGAAACGGAATATCTATTTTCGCCATCTCTTCATTGATGCCGGCATGGAATAGGTGTAGCTCGTGGTCGCCGGCTGGCGTCGGCACCCTGGCGCTCGAGACGTACCGAAGATCGCCATCCATCATTGGAAAGTCTTCGCCCGTGTTGACCATGACAAATTCGTGGGTCTCTTCCTGCTCGGTCTCGATGATCAGGCACCACACAAAGACGGCGACCTTCGTTGTCTGCTGGCCTTTCGACATGACGATGTTGGAGTCTTTGAATACCTGCGCATCGAACTCCAGACAGTCGACCAGGTGACCCTTCACCCGGATGGCGAAGTGCTTGGAGTTCGGTACCGGCACCTTCAGTACCCGGAGCGCGCCATCGCTCACCTGACTGACAGCCTGGTCTCGCCTTTGACCTCGATCCCGTGCTGGTCGACGATGTCGGCGTCCGGATGTTTTTCGTGCCAGTCACGGGCCAGCGCATTCAATCTTGACTTCGGGAATTCCACCAGACTCTCGGGCAGTTCGCCGTTAGCGATGCCCAGACAGGCGAGCCGGATGTTGACGACCTCCGCAGTCCAGACCTTGGTAGCTACGCTTGCCGCGCCTGTCAGTTCGCCTCGGCCGATGGCCGGCTTGGCCTCAGGCTCGGGAATCTCCGATGCCATATTGAGGATCGCCTCCGAGGTTGCGGCATCGCCGGACTCCTCGGCCTCCTCGGCGGCAGCGAGAGCCGCTTCCTCCTGTTCCTTTCGTTGTTGTTCTTGTAGCTCTCGCTGCCTTTTCTCTTCGACGTTGTGCCAGATCGTCATCTTTCCTTTGACCTGGTCGTCGGCCATCTCGAGGATGTCGCGTACCTTTTTGAATTCGGCATTGATAGAGCGCACCCGTTTGCCGTACGGATCCACAAGGTCCTTGCGCTGGTCTTCGAGTCGCTTCTTAATTCCGGACACGACCTTGCGGAAGTCGGTTCCGTTCTCGTATTGTTTTCGCTCTGTGATTTCTGCCCTGCCGGCTTGCTCGAGCAGGTCATTCGCTTTGGTCGTCAGGTCGGTGATCGTCACCGCCAGGGAGGCTGTCGACACAATCAATTCTTGGCTCATTTTTATAATTCCTCATTCGATATTTCCAATGGACATAGGCCTCCGTGTTCTGAGCTTCCGTGTCGATTTTCCTTGCGTGGAATGCCGCTCCCTGCGCGATAGTCATCGGCCTGAGATTCTTAAAATAGCTGAGGGACTCCCTCTGCGTTTTGGACGACGGCGTGCTTGAACCTGGTCCCTGCTTTGAGATGCTCATAGAACTCCCCAGCCTTCGATCTGAACCTGTCGACCCACTCGTCATTGCGTTGCTGCAGTTGCTGGAACAGCACATCCTTTTTCACCGGGTGCCGCGGGTCATAGCTCACGAAGATCAGCATGTCCGTTTCCGGTGTGCATTCCAGTTGCAACTGCGTCTGGTCGACATGCCACTTGCCCATGCCGTACCGAACTGTCTTGGCATGGTTGCCTTCTTTACCGGGGCATTTTATCTCACCGCACCAGTTGTTGGTGGTGTCTATGAAATCCTGTGAGACGCCGAAGCATGGCCACCTCGGATGTTCTTTGAAACCAGGCGAGTAAACGATGTCGGAGTTGTTCACCATCTGGTAGGTCTTCGCAGCGTCAAGCTCATGAGCGGAACCCCAGCGCATGTACTCGTTGGCATCGGCCTGCTCTTTTTCGAACTGGTCTGCGATCTGCTGTGTCGACCAAGTAAGCTCGTCGGCGAGCTCGTCCAGCAGGCGGTTCAGTGTATGCGGGTTGCCGGTGTTCGACATGAATGTGCCGATCCGCTGCGACCCGGTGATGTGACCCATGCGTTCGGCGAACCAGTCGACGGTGCGTTGCTTGTCTTCAAGCGCTCCGAATTTCTTAGCCATGCTTATCTCTCCGGTGTTGGTCGGGAAGTTCCGATGCCAAAACATAGACTCGCCCGTTTGGATAATTCGGATGTCGGAATCCTGTGATCTTGCCATCCCTGTACAGCTTGCAAATAGACTCAGGGGAGAAGCTCTCGCCATGTTTCGCGCACAGATCGCACGCTGCTTCCGTTGTGATGTATCCTGGCGGCGGCTCGTATGCCGGCCTGCGCCCTAGCTCGCATATCTGCGCTGCTAGTTCAGTTTTGTGCAGATGCTCTTTCTCGCACTGCCAACGCATAATCGCTATTGGTTTCATGATGTTGACCCAACATCTCGTTTACCCATGAGCGCGGCCTTCGATTCGTACGTGGATGCGATGTCGGTGAGTTCCTTCAGGGTGAGGCCGTAGTCACTGGCGAACACGTGGGTGCCTGACTCAGCCGTCTTCAGATCGTAGTGAGCCACGGCCTGCAGCAGCAGGTCATGGCATTCCTTGAACCTAGTAATCGGAAGCTCTTCCATCACCCGGCATTCGAATTTTTCATAGACCCTGGCCACTCGCATGTGAGCGCGCTTGCACAGCACGCGCAGTTGATTGGCCTGCTCTTTGGTAACCAGTTCGACCGACTCACCGACGATCGCCTCCGGCTCGTCCGGGTCCTTGTATTGCTCCGCCACATTGGACAGATGGATGGCGCGGTCCAGTCGCTCGTTGCCGCCTGGCCACTGCTTGCGGCCGCGCTTGATGGCGGTCTTGACGCACATCTCCTGGAAGTCGGTGACCCACGGGCCGCTCGGTTTTTTGCTCTTGTCCCGCGGGTTGAAAGCTTCGGACTTGTCCCTGGCTTTCTCGATGTCATCGATCGGCATCCAGGTTACATGGGGAACTGGCGCATGCTTCACATACGCGATGCAGTAGGCGCCGATAATCTCGCCCATATCCTCGAGCTTCTGCAGCGGATCCGTGTTGTGGATCACCTGCGGGTTGGTGCCGCGGGTCAGCTTGAAATTGCCGAGCCGCTCCTCCTCCTCGTAGACGGCCGCAGCCTGGACCAGGGTGACGAGGCCGCCGTCTGTCGCGAGCTTGATCAGTCCTCGGTAGCCCGGATCGAAGCAGCAGATCACATGGTTACCTTGCCTTCGGGGGATAAGGAAGCCGTGCTGCAGCACCGGGTTCAACGAGAGGCCGATAGCCGCGACATTTACGACGGCGTCCTCTATGGTCTGGGGAATGCAACGCTGCATGTAGGGGCTACGTCGCATGATCTGGAGGGCATATCCGGCCTCCTCCTGGTAGCGGACCAGGTTGCCCATCGGCTGGGCGATCTTCTCGAATTGGGGTTGGATATGGGCGATGGCCTGCTCGACCACCACCATGGGATTCTGCTGGGCCATGGTATCGCTCCTTGTTATTGTCACCCTCACAGCAAAGATACAGCACAGCACTGCTTACGGCAACAGCGGTTTGATCGGCGGAGAGGTAGCAGATAGAATGATTTTCTGAGGGTAACAGAACAATAAAATTGGGCGATCAGTGGCGAATAATTATCCGTATTTTCCCTTCTACGTTTCCGACTTCGACGGGGATACCAGGCACATGTCGGTCGAGTCGATCGGCATCTACATCCGCCTGCTGATCTACCAGTGGACCAACGGAAAGATTCCGAGCAGCGAGGCGATGATGGTCAGGATCGCTGGCTGCGGCCACGACCAGTTCATGGAGTGCTGGAACAACGAGATAGGCACATGCTTCGAGTCATTCAATAGCGGTGACGCCGGCCCCGCGTATCGAAACAAGCGGCTCAAAATCGAGCGCGACAAAGTGCTGGCGGCCACCGAGCAACGTCGCCAGGCCGGCAAAAAGTCGGGCGAGTCACGTAGAAAATCCTCCAAGAAACAACCACATCGAACGGGCGTTCCTTTCCCGTTCGAACGGGAGAGCAACGAGACGGCAACGATCCAGAGCCATAACCATAACCAGAGTAAAGACAAACCAACAAGTCGATTCGAAGAATTCTGGCAGGCCTACCCGAAGAAGGTGGGCAAGAAACCTTGTGCCACAAAATGGAAAGCGAGACGATTGGACCGCCTCGCTGATCAGATAATCCAGAACGTCAGCGATCGCATCGAAGGCGATGCCCAGTGGCTCCGGGGATTCGTGCCAAACCCGCTGACGTTCATCAACCAAGATCGATGGGACGATCCCATCCAAGAGGAAACCGCTGGTGAAAAAACTCAGCGATCTCGTACCGAAACATTTGACGACATCCACGCCCGGAATCGAGAGAAAGCCGGACTCGACTAGGGCGATGCTGGTGTGGGTCCAGTTGGCTGAGGTCTACGGCAAGGCGCTCTACCGGGAGCATGGCTCAGAGCCACCGATGCTCTGGAAGCAGGCTATTGAGCGGCTCGCTGACGAGGAGATTCAGCGTGGACTGATCAACCTGGCGGAAGAGGCGCTGGCATATCCGGCCAACCTCGGCCAGTTCGTGGAGGCCTGCAAGTATATTCCTGAGGGCCGTCCGTGGCTGAACCCGGCGAAGCAGATCGAGGACAACAGACCAACCGGCACGATGTCATACGCCGAATGGAGACGACAGAATGGAATCCCAGAACCAACAACAGATTGAGCCTCGCAAAGAGACGCTACCGATTATCGCCTACAAGGGCGGGTTCGAATTGCTGGATGCGAAATGGGATCTCACCAACGGCCGCACCGTCAAGTTCAGGCTGATGGAAGAGCCACGCCGGCCGCTGCTGATGCATCCGTTCGCGCAGTTTGTCCGACGCCGGGGTGGCCGAGTGGGTACCAGGTTCCGCATGGTCATGACGGTAATCGGCAAGGACACGCCGATGTTCGATGGCGAACTCATGCTGATGTCCGGAGGCCAGCCGCTGGGCCAGGGATTCTGGGTGTCGTTCTGGATTGACGATGAGGCTGACCACCACCCGTTCGCCGGCTACCGCGGGCGGAAAGGCGACATACCTGGCGACATGTATTCGGCTGCGTTTGTCGAGCTTGACGACGATGACTCAGCGATCGACCAGAGCAAGCGCGCAAGGGTCGAGGATGCACATGCGCGCGCCGGCCAGAAGCTCAGTCAGTATTGCTACCTGCTGTGCAACAACGAGATGTTTATCCTCTACCTGGAAGAGCGCGAACCGGTGGCGGAGCAAGCGCGATCGATCCACTGGTGGGGCAAGAAGAATCGCGTCGCCCGGTGGGTGCGCTGGCGGTGCAACATCGAATCAAGATCAGATCTTGACAACAACCCTGAGGCGGCTAAAATTTTCCACGAGCAGATCCGGGAGCCGTATGCAGACTGGCGGAGTGTGAATGAATGAGTTGGCATTATTTGCGGGAGCGGGGGGCGGCCTTCTCGCTTCCAGATTACTTGGATGGACTACAATCGCAGCGGTCGAGATCGAAGAGTACTGCCGCCAGGTCATCCTTACTCGTCAGGCCGAGGGACATCTCGAGCGCTTCCCGATCTGGGATGACATCACAACCTTCGACGGGCGACCTTTTCGGGGACTTGTTGACGTCCTTACCGGCGGGTTCCCCTGCCAGGACATCAGTTCAGCTGGTCGTGGAGTGGGCATTACCGGCGAGCGTAGCGGCCTGTGGTTTGAGTATCTCCGACTTATTGAGGAAATTGGGCCTCGCTTTGTCTTCGCCGAAAACGTCCCGGCGCTCCGTACCCGTGGCCTTGGCACCGTCATATCAGGACTTGCCGAACTGGGGTATGACGTACGATGGTGTGTGCTGGGAGCTTGGCACGTTGGTGCGCCCCATCGACGCAACCGAATGTGGGTCCTCGCTGTGCGAGGGGAGGAATCATCATGTGCCGACGCCGACAGCATCGGATCACATCGAAAGAGAATCGAGCAGCACGGAGACGCTGAATTACCAGACCAACAAGTCAGTGAGCCTGGATCGATGGGCGAAGCACTGGCCGACACCCGGTGCACAGGAATCGACGCCGACGCAGGAGTTCATCGACGAGGTGAAGGAGAACCAGGGCGAGACGCACGAGCGATTGTATCTGCCGGGTCGGAAGCATCACACGCAGCGGACGCTGAGCCGAGCGGTGCAGACCTGGCCGACACCGACCTCAAGCGTGGGCAGCGGCTCGAGGAACACGCCAGGGAGCAAGGCACATCCGGGTCTGAGTCTGGACGACGCAGTCCGCGGCGACGGGGGAACGGGCAGAACCTGGCCGACTCCGAAGGCAAGCAAGAGCGGCCCCGATCTGGGACGACCGGGAAGAGCGAAGAGCGGCGGCGACGACCTGCTAACGGCGGTGACCAGGGAGGAGTTCCCGACACCGACGGCTCAGGATCACAAGGGCAGGGGCGAGGGGAGTTACGATCGGCACAAGGGGCTGGACAATCACGTGAAGAAGTTTCCGACACCGACGGCGGGCGGCGGGGGCGGGACGAGCCGGAGCGGCGACAGGATCGACGAGGTTCCGAGTCTCGAGGGGATGGCGAGACACAATCGATGGCCGACACCCGGAGCTCAGGATGCGAAGTGGAGGGACACCCCGCACACGGCGCAACTGCGGAAGGAGCAGGGCAATCAACTGGGCCTGCATGCGGCGGTGATCCTCGAGGAGCAGGAAGTATTCCCGACACCGAGAGCATCGGAATGGAAGGGGACGGGTCCGCTCGGGTCGAAGAGTCACGAGTATCGACTGGACAGGGGCTACCTGGATGCGACAGTTCAGGAGCGTGGCCAGACTACTGGGCCGTTGAACCCAACGTGGGTAGAGTGGCTAATGGGGTGGCCAACCGGGTGGACCGACTTAAAGCAATTGGGAACGGACAAGTTCCTTTGGTGGCAGCACAAGCATGGTCTATTCTGACCTCATCCCTGTCAGCCGACACGAGAAGAATCTCCGAGGACTCCGATGCGTCGTAAGTCATCGAACACCTGTGACCCTGCACCACTGCCATGGCGGCAGTATGAAAGACCTGTTCCGCAATCCAGGCATGGCGCAGAAGGCCTGCCCGTACCTGCAGATTCCGCTGCACTTGAACTATCACACCGGAGAGTTTGGCATCGACTCCGGGGTTGGCGTGACTGGCTGGGTAGATGAATGGGAGCGCACGTTCGGTCACCAGCTGGATCATCTGCGAGACGTCAGTGGGCAACTTGGCTACGACGTAATCCGGAGCGCGAAGTTATGGATAGAGAAACACAACCATCGCTTGATCTCGGCACGACGTTCGAACCAATAACGCTCGAGCTTCCCTGGCCGCCATCGATCAACAGCTATTTCATGGAGTACGCGATGCCGCCGGCCGGCGGTGTGATTGCAAAGAGGCTGCAGTCGCACGGCACACATGAAGTGCATGTCTGGCTGCGCAGGAATACCAGGGTGATGAAGCGAGTCGGGGACAAGGGCCACGCTTATCGCGCGGATGTGCAGGAGTACGTGCTACGCAATCGCCTGAACAAGGGTTACCGGGAACCGCTGCTGATGTACATGGATTTCTATCAGCCGGATCGGCGCCAACGCGATCTCGACAACCACTACAAGCCGTTGATTGACGCGCTCGAGCATGCCTGCGTATTTTTGAATGATAGCCAGATCAAAGGCCACCGCACGCTGATGCAGCAGGAAATAATTAAGGGTGGAAAGGTTGTCGTGCGCCTTGAAGAATTGGTATATTGACCTGGGCGGCCCGAGAAGGTCTGAGTTCTCACACAATCTCCGTGTCGGGTACTCAAGCTCGCTCCTGGCCGATTTGTTACCCTCAAATTTACCTGAAAAGGGCCGCCGTCTCTTTCTAAAATTCCGCCGCCAGGTTGAACGGGTGGCTTTCCAGTTGGGCCTGTGCTGCGACCTTGCACTGAGCCTGCGTCCGGAACCAATCGAAAACGCAGTTCTCCTGGTTGTCGAAGACATCGTAGTACTGCGTCCGTGTCTTGCCGGCGCGGCGTGGCCAGATTTCGAATCGCTGGCAGTGCGAGTGGACGCACCCCTCTTCAGAGCGATGCCATTTGATGGTTGCCATTATTGCTCCACCACCCGGTAATCCTCTCGGGTGTAATCGTCTGCCATGCCGGCAGTCTTGAGATCGTCAAAGAATTCATCGATCGCTTCCTGGGCCTTCTCGGCGCTGGGGAATGTCAGCGGCTCATCATCCTCAGTCCATGTGTTGACCCAGCCATCGACGATGGTGCTGGTCTGTACTTCGTACGTGGGCATGCTGATCTCCTAAATGGCTGGGTGCTTCTGGCCTTCGAAGTCCACATGCATGACGTTGCACTCATGCCGGCGGCACCAGACCTGAATGCCCAATAATGTCCAGCCAATCTCAAGCTGCGAGTAAGTGGACGGGCTTTCGCCATCGGTTCCGGGTGCCATATCCTTGAAGTCCTGAAGGCAGTGTCGGCAGTGCATGAACATGTGGATGTTGTTGTCTTCCATGCTCTTGGCATCGTTCGGGTCAGTCGGTTTGTCGTTGCTCATTGCATTCTCCTCTTGATCCACCATGGCTCGTAGGCGAACGGCACATCAAGGTACATGTCGTGTGGCTCGACCTCGCTGCGAAATCCGGTGGCGTTTTTCTTATTCAGCGGGAACTCCTCGAGAATCTCGCGAGCTTCGGGGCAGTCTTTGAGGTACAGGTCGCTCTCGTGATGATCGAATTCGATGCCGGCCAGTACGATTTTCTGGAACAGCGTCTCGGCGGTAATCACGCAGACAAGGTAGGTGGCGATCATCGTTGAATCGGTGAAGAGCAGCACGGTGCGCTCAGGGTCTCGCCAGCGCTTAAGATCGAAGGAACCGATGGCACCCTCAAGGCAGAGCGGCAAGCAGGCCTCGACGATCTCTTTGCATGGCTTCGCGTACCGTTGGTGCCAGTCGCCGATGCGTCGAGTTTGGCCAGGCTGAGAAATCCAGCCAGCCGGCGGATGCAGGAGGCCATCGTCGGCCATGAGGTAGCGATAGCCTTGAGCCTTCAGGCCGTGATCGTCACTGCTGTTGTGGCGGATTTTCTCGCGATCGCTTTTCACTTGCATGTCAGTGAAGGCGTGGGTGATTGGCATCGGTTCTACGAGCGGTTTCCTGTTCAATGTATTCTCTCCTCTTCAATGGATACGAACGGCGCCTTCCTGAACTCCTCCAAGAAAGCACCTACATCGGCGAAGTTTTCCATCATGATCTCGTACACTTCGGTGTCAGCTTTCGCGGCCATCAGGCTGGCGATGGAACGCACGACCTCCAGCAACTTATCCAAGTCGCCAGCGTGGGTTTCATTCGGTTCCATGTGGTACCAGTTCTTCTCGTCTTTGGAGTCGAAGGATTTGTCGTCAACGTGATAACGAAATCTGTATACCAGGCACGGCTTGTCATCCTTCATGAATATGGACGCGAGCCAATCGCTATCGGGCAGGCCGACAAACCAGATGCCGACCGTGTCGTCTGAGAATTCGATCACGAGGTAGTCCAGTCGTCGGGATTGACTTCGATGATGATGTAGCCGAGGCGCTCGGCTGCGGCCTCAGCCTTCACCCGATCGCTCTCGTCGAGCCACCCGGTGCGGCCGGTGAGTTCACCGAACAGGTACTTGCGGAACTGGTTCGATGTATGAGCGTGGCCCTTGCCGAGCGGGAACACATGGACGCCCTTCTGCTCGGTGCTGCGGAGATGTTCGGCCGCAAGCTTCGCCTGCTGTTTGACATCCAGTACACCGGGTGAAGCGCGACGACCTGCGGCCCTCGGCGCACCGGCAAGCTCGCCGGACTTCAGGCGCTTGCGATCGGCACGGAAGATTCGGTGGCCGGTGGATCGGAACTGGGTGGCGCGTTCTTTATCTTTGCGCTTCCAGAGGGTCTCCGGATTCTTGCTTTGCGCGACTCGTACGAACTGGCCGTCGGTCTGGATATCAAGTTGGTACATCATGACCCGTCTCCTACTGTCAGACCGGCCTCGCGAGCGCCGGTTACAATGTCTTCGATGAAGCGATGTTCGATCACAAAGGCGTGAACGCCCCAAGTTGGGCAGTCGTCTGGGAGATGTTCTTTAGCCCATGACGATGCCTCAGGCGTATGTGGTTTGAGGAGGACGATGCTGCCCTCATTCTGGACTGTGAAATCTGTGTCCATTAGGACTCCTCGCAAATTTGAAGCCAGCCTGGCCCGTTGCCTTCGGGGTCCATGTCAACCCAGACCTGCAGTTTCTTGCCGCCTTTGGCGGTCACGTTGAAACCGAAGCTGCCTTCGGAAAAATCGTTACCGGGTGACTCAATTGCCCCCGTGATTTTGGCACCGACCAGTTTGTCGGCGATCTCTTTGGTCATGTATTCGATGTTGCTGCTGCCCATGATTTACTCCCTGTAGTAGCCGTCGAACCAGTCGCCATGCTTGCGTGTCCGTGCGCGTCCTGCGGCATTGGTGCATTTCTCGGATGAAGACTCTGGATCAGAGCAGTGGTCCTGCACCTGCTCCAGAGTGAGGCCAGTTTCGATGGTCCGCTTGGTCGATTGCAGGTGGCCGTCTGGACCTGCCTTACCGTGAAAGAACCGGACGATCTTGTAGGTACTCACTGCTGATCCTCCGGCCATGCGTTGCGGATGCCGCTGTAGATTTCGTTGTACTGGTCGTCATCGAACACGCTCTGCAGCCCGTTCTCTTTCTCGGCATCGGTGATGAACTTGCGGATGCAACGGTCCAGCGGCCACGAGTCGGTGAGACGATCGTTGGCCGCATTCCATTCCCAGAACTTCTTGGCGAGGTCGTCAATCTCTATCGTCCACTCAAGCGAACGATTGTTGTCTACCCATAGTTTGATGCGGATGGTCATGATTTCTCCTGCAGCGATGCGACTGATCGCTCCGGCAGTTTGTATCGACTGCCGCCATGCTCGGCGAGAATCGGATACTTCGGGCGGTTCGGCTTGAGGCCGACCAGTTTGTATTTCTTGCCGCCGTACGTGAACTCTTTGCCAAAGGCATCGGCTGGCAGGTTGAACAGGAAGTGGGTCTCTTTGAATTCCTCTTCGTTCAGGTCGACGCCACCAAGTACGAACTCCACCTTGAAGGTGACTGAGTTCTCGGTATACGACGCGCCCTTGGCTGCGACGGTGAGGCCTGTCTCTGCGGCGTACTCGGCGAGGTTCTCGTCGATGGCCTGCCTTAATTTCCTGCAGACTGCGGGTGTGATTTTCTTGATTTCCATTTCATTTCTCCCAGACGATCGTGTCGCCTTGCTTCCAGTTATTGCCATGTGAATCGGTGAATGTGATCGGTCCCACGACGGTCCATATGAGGTCGTAATTGTCGGGGACTCCGGTGGATTCGTATCTCATTTCCAGCAGCCCCATCTCGCGAAGGGTGCCGAAGGAAAGACCGTCGACGCTGCCGACGGTCCTAACGGTTGGCGTGATGCTGATCAGTCCCATCAGATATCCTCAGCGGGCTGAGCGGTGTATCGGTAGTTGGCGGTGCGATATGGATTTTCATTGATCGTGTCGTCCAAACGTCTGGCCTGCACTTTGGCAGCGGCTTCGCCTTCGTATATGACGACGGTGCCGTAGTATTTGTAGAAGGCCTTGCGGCTGCCCGTGATGCCACCCCAGACTTCGCAAAGGACTACCCACGGATCATTGATGGTCTCGCTGCCGTCGCCCTCGCCGATCGGCACGACCTTGTAACAGGCCTTGCAGTAGAGTTCGCCGTTCTCGTCGAACGTCGAATGGGCATTGCAGCACGATGTCAGTTTGATGTGATTGCTCATGCTGCGGTCACCGTATCAAGGTGCAGCACGAAGTCCCGTGCGTACCGTTGAGCGGCTGCTTTCGCGCTTTCGATGCTGTACGCGGTGAAGGTGACCAGAACTTGGCCGTTAAATTTTGCGATGTAGTTTCTCATGATGCCTTCCTTGCGACGACGCGAACGGTGTCGATGTCAATCTTGGTGGTGTTAGCAGCGATCTGCTGATTGGAGACGCCGAGCTTCTCGGCGATGCGCTTCCATGCGACCTGCTTGCGGACGCTGTGGCTGACGGTGGCGCGAAACAAAGTGCCATCGATCTCGTCAAAACCTGAGTCGATGAGGACTTTCTGAAGATCGCCTTTCTGCTCCTGAAGCGCAGCGATCTCTGCGAGGATTGTTCCGAGGTCATCGGAAGCCTGGATTAGCTTCGGTGTGATCCGTTTGGCCATGGTAATGCTCCTGTTATGATGTGATTTGCTACCCTATAAAGGAAGTTACTACAGCACAGTACATCAGTCAAGGGACTGGGGAGTGAAATTTGGACGTAATTCGTGGCATTATTGTGACTGGTATTAACGCCACCGTTGAGATCCAGGTGCCCAACCATATGGCTCGGCTACCTGGTTGGACCAGGATGGAGGCTGCCGGCAAGGTCCTTGAGGACATTGGGCTGGTGGTCGAGGGTGCCAACCGGGTTGAAGTCCGGCCCGTCAGCGAGGAGGATTCCCTGATGATCTGGCATGAGTTCCCCGGCGACTACAGTCGCGTCTCCAAGATATTTGGATTCGGCATCAATGACTGAGATCGATCGACACAATGGCCGTGGCTGGCCGAAGACAAAGCAGCAGGACCTGCTGTGCCAGGCGCTCGTTGTCGATGGTTTGAGTACGCTTGATGCCGGCCGCAAGGCAGGCTACTCAGAGACGACGGTCAAGAAGAAAATCCCAACGCTGGTGAAACAACTCGCGCCGTACATCGCACATCTTCGGGAGGCGAAGGCCGAGGTTATCCAGCGCAACTTCGATGTCACGGTCGACGCCGTCGTCGAGGAACTGGCTGCCATGGGATTCATCAATCCCAAGCATTACATTCGGGTGGTCCAGTACCGCGGCGCCGAGATGGTGATCGGCAAGTCACCGCTAGACCTCACTGACGACCAGGCGAGAGCGGTGGCCAGCTGGGACCGCGTCAAAGTTGTCGTCGATGGCGGCTACGATTTCGATTACCAATACTCGTTTCATGACAAGCGCCAGTCGCTCCGCGACATCGGTCAGCACCTCGGTATGTTCAACGAGAAGCTGATTCTCGAGCAGCGCATCACCAAGACCTACCGGGTGGACCTGTCTCAGGTGCCGGACGCCATCCTTGAGAAATGGATGGGCGAATTGAAGACGCATGCAGCGCAGCTACCAGATAAGGGCGCCTCGTCGACCATCGATAATGAGACCGGCGCCGTATCGTGAGGAGAACGCCATGGGAAAGTGGATAAGTAGATTTGTGATTGCGGTGATTCTGATCGGCATAATTTTGTACTTTGGCAGCGCGTTGCTGATGGGCATCCAGGGAGGCCACCCGTGAAAATCAAGATCGCTTTACTCGCCTGTCTAAATTTAGTCTTCGGGCTAAATGTCGCGCATGCCGGCGACGATTTCTTCTGGTATGCATACCCGATGCCGCAGGCCTACCTCTACGTTCAGGATCCGCTGCGTTACCGAATGTGGGAGGCGAGCTATGGGTACTACCCGGTGCACATGCCGGCACGATCCCCAGCCTATCGGCCTGTCGTGCGGACCCATGATCGCAGCAGGTTTCGCCGTCGAGAATGCGAGATTAGGATTCTGGCTGGTGGGTGAAGGCACATTCGAAAAAGCAGCGGAGCTAGTCTCGAGAGAGACGAGAGCAGATCGAGCCTGGATCAGGAAATATGTAGGCGAACTGAAGACGCCAGAACCGATAACGCTCAAGGAATTTGTGCATGTCCTTAAGCACAAAGGGCGCCACGATGGCGGAATAAACATCGCCACCATGTGGTGGATTTTTAAGGATCAGTCTAACGACTACCTGGCGATGCTGTTGGAGAAAGCCCAGGAAGAAGGGCTGATGATCAGGTACAAGGGCAACTGGTTTACCTTTGGCATGTCGGTGGCTGAGGCTGGTACGGTCTGCACGATGGACGTTGACTCGATTGGAAATTTGCACACCTGTGGCGAGACGGCCAGTGGCCGAATACTGCAAAGAATGTCAGGTCTTTACAGGACTGGTTGCCGCCGCTAAACTCCGGCAAACACACGGAGGGTACCGTGATGCCGAGCAGGTCGAATAAGCAGGCCAGATACATGGCGATGATGGCGCACAATCCGGAGAAAGCTCGGAAGGCGGGCGTCACCCGGAAGGTCGCGAAAGAATATAACAAAGCTGACCAGCGCACCGGCCGACTATCCAGAGCAATGAAAGGGAAAGGCCGTGGGCGTTAATCGCGACTGCGGCAAGTTCTCGTTGCGCCTCTCTATATCTGCCGGCATGCACCGCAGTACCCGCAAGGACCCCGAGCTAGATTCGAAACTTGTAGATCGCGCAGACAAAGCGCTGCAGAAACTGCGCGAAAAATACGAAGAGAAAATCATGGAGGAGTGGGGCAAGGCGATCGGCTGGGACAAGGAGGCAGCGGCCGAGGGAGCCGCCGCCGCAGAGGCTGACCGCCAGGCGCTGCTGGCTGCCGACAAGAAAGGCAGGGAGGAGAAGCGAGCGAAGCGAGTGGCCGCCAGAGTTTAGTGCGTTGACGCAGTGCTCAGTACTTCGTGAGCGCGTTCGGCTCGAGGCAACAAACTGCACAGGGCTGCGGTAAGACCGCTGGCGCGTCGGCCCACCTGGGACACATGTCTCTATGTGTTGGGCGCGCTCCTCGATCAACTGAGGGAGGACACGACATGGACTTTTTCAAGAAATTTGGCAAGCAAGCAATCGCCGTCGCCGTCGTCGGCGGCATCATTTTCTTTGTCTGGCCAGGCGCTACGCTGCTGTTCTTCAGCGGCATGGCTGCCGGCGTAGTGCTGGGCAATCTCTACGAACCGCTCGAGTCAGCGGTGGAGAAATTTCTGAGCAAGGTTTAACGGGAGATCACGATGGGCCGCAACAAAGACCAGAAACGCAAACGTGGGAACGCTGCTGGCATAGCACGCAATCGACGACGCGAGCAGCAAGCAACTGACGCAGGTCCAACGGACGCGACAGAGAGCGAATGTCCGAAGTGCGGAGCGAAACCTGGTGAAGTATGTGTGACGCCCGCCGGTAACCCGGCATCCAAGACACATGCCGCTCGAGGGTGATAGACTCCGCGAGCAGCAAAAACCGCAGATCACCATTGTTGGAGGGCACCAATGGACGAGCGATTGAAACCAGGGCAGCTTCACGAGACGCCCGAAGAGGCCAATCCTGTCGACACCTACCCCGAGGAGGTCGATGCATCGCCCGACGTCGGGTTCAGGAAAGAAGGTAACTGGCCGAAATTCCCACCGTACAACGATCTCGAAAGCGGAACGTACAAGACGCGAGCGGCCGATGAAGGCTCCTCTGCTGAGCTACGTGGCGAACGGGAAGGCAATGCGGAGAGCGGTGGCTACGACGATCCTCGCTACGGCAAGGTTCGTTCGTTACCGTCGCAGTCGTAATGGCCGATCGTAGGTCGGAACGTAGGGCGAACGCAGGCAGGCCTGACAAGCCGGCGGCAAAGCCGACACCGAAGCCGACAGCGAAGCCGGAAGAGAAGCCGGTTATTGCTCACGGTGCGCCACTGTCAACACCGAAGCCTAAGCCTCCGGACCGGCAGCGCCCCAAAGCGGGTCCTGCTGATGCGGAGACCAGACGCCGCGAGATTGAACGTCGCGTCCAGGAAGGCAAAGACGCCAGCGAAGCTGCTCGCGACACTCCGGTGACTAAGTCAGAAGCACCCAAGCCACCGCCGGCAACCATCGGCACGCCTGGTCGGTCCACGTACGATACGTTGAAGGACCGAGGCAAGGACACGGATGAAGCCGTGGAGGAGGCGCAGTAATGCCTTCTTCACGGTCAGCCAAAGAAATCTGCAGGGAGTTCGGCGAATCCGACATTGCTTGCAAGGTTGCCCGGAAGCGCGAGGCACGGCGCAAGAAGCGCCGAGAGATGGACCCTGATAAGCCAGCGCCGACGCCGCCGAAGAAAGAGATGCCGACAAAACCAGCGAAGCCGGCGACCGAGCGCCGCAGGTATCTCGAGGAGAAAATCCGCGAGGCTGAGGGATCGAACGAAAGCTGAACGAAACGCGAACGAGAAGTGAACGGTCGTTCAAGTCCAGACGAGGTCACGACAAGCGATGATTCCCAAGGTGCTGGTGTGGGTAGATGATGGCCGCATCACCGTGCTGCATACACCCGGCGTTGAGACCGCTGTGGTCATCGAAGGCGAGGATGTAGAGGTCCCAGACGACTGGGTGGGACTGGTCGCCAAGCAGGAGCATTCGCTCCCAATCACCGTAAATCGGGCAGAATTGCCTCAAAAGCGGCCACCAGGGTGTCCTGAAACACAACTCGCCGGGGTGAACGGGCAAGTACAACACCAGGACAGCCTTATGCGAGCTCCATATTGCTTTGATTGCGGTGACAACCATCCGCCTGGCCCTTGCCCAGACTTGGCTGACGCCCCGGATCCATAGTGAACTGGCTCAAGGTCGTCGTCGTCTACTACATCCTGGTCTACCTGCTCGTGGGCCGCATCGCCGTTGATCTCTTCGACCTGGTCACCTGGGGGAATATGATCGGGCTGTTCTTCGGTTGTTGTCTCGGTCATTACTTGGGTAAAATAGACGCAGGTGGGTTACCGGTAGGCAGAAGTGGGAGCCATAAGGCGTGAAGCACGGTGCGAGAACAGGATGGAAGTACGAGGCAACGACCAGCACAGGGCTGCACTTAGTGAACTGAGCAGAAGACTCGGAGGGTACGCTATTGTCATTGATGAAGAGATTCCGGACGACGAGATCCACATTATCCAGAAGCTTAACGGCAATGTGCCGGCGAAGCAGATCGTCTACCTCAAAGGATTCGATCACGAATTCGACGAGTGCGCCTGAGCAGTACGTCCCAGGCTGGCGCGATCCTCGCAAGATGTCACCTGAAGAACTCGAGGAGTTCTACATGGGGCTGCACACGTGAACAGGAAGATTCTCGAGCCGCACGAGATACCGCAAGGCGGCTACGACTCCATCCGTGAGTTCATGATGTCGATCACCGGGGAGCTTAAGCGCCGCGGTAACACATCGCACGAGGTCAGCGTCGTGTGCGAGACCATGCTGGCCATGGTGCAGAACACCTTCGTGGACAACATGGAGAAGTTCAACGACGAGGAGATCACCCAGGTCTCATCAAGCATGGCCCTGGTCGCCGCCCTGATTCGCACCATGGCGCAGAACCCGATGTACGAGACCGATGCGCTGACGCTGCAGATCGAAGCGAACGTGGATGCCATCCTTGCCACGGGCAAGGGCGTCATGGTCGGCAAATGATCCACGTGCTCAGTCTGGGTGCCGGCGTACAGTCCAGTACCCTGGCGCTGATGTTTGCGGATAACAGGATGCAGCAGCCGATGCCGGACGCAGCGATCTTCGCTGACACGGGCGGTGAGCCGGCCTACGTGTACACCTGGCTTGACTGGCTGGAGACGATGCTGCCGTTCCCGGTGCACCGGGTGATGTGGAAGGAAGGCCTGACGGCCAACATCAAGGACTCGATCGCCGGCCAGCGCTTTGCCGGCGCCCCGTTCTACACTGAGTCGGACGGTAAGCGCGAGGGACAGCTTCGCCGGCAATGCACTCGAGAGTTCAAGGTCCAGCCGATCACCCGGAAGCTCAGGGAGATGGTCGGCCTGGAACCTGGGCAACGGGCAAAGAAGGGGGCGATCCTCGCCACCCAGTACATCGGCATCAGTTATGACGAGTCGCTTCGCATGCGGCCCTCGAGGTCGCCATGGATCAATCATACCTGGCCGCTGGTCGAGCTCGGGATGCACAGGCAGGACTGTCTTGACTGGATGGACGCGCGCGGATATCCCAGACCAGGCCGCTCAGCCTGCACCTATTGCCCGTACCACAGCGATCACGAGTGGCACGACCTGAAATCCAATCACCCGGAAGACTTCGCCGCGGCCGTGGAGATCGACCAGTTGATCCGTGCCGGCGTCCGGGGTACGACTCAGCAGTTATACTTGCACCGGAAGCTCAAGCCGATCGACGAGGTCAGGTTCGATACCGCGGCCGCTGTCGGCCAGGCAGACATGTTTAACGAAGATTGCGAGGGGATGTGTGGTGTCTAGCTATTGTCCGTATTGTGGCGCGCCACCTGGAGTTCATACGAAGCGATGCGCAAGGCCAAGGAGGAAAGAAATGATTAGCTACGGAGACGAGAAGCAGCCGTACTGGACTGCGAGAATTTACGTGCAGCGCTGGGTGGCGCTGACCTACAACATCGTGATCGGCCTAGCGCTGCTGTTCATGTCTGTGCAGGCGCATGCCGGCGAGGCAACGCTGACCTGGGTGGCACCGACACAGAACACCGATGGTACGCCGTTGACCGACTTGGCTGGCTTCAAGCTTTACATGGGCCAAGTGCAGGGTGGCCCGTACCCGGTGAGCGTCGACATCGCGGATCCAACGGTCCTGAGCTTCACGGTGCCGAACCTGACCGAAGGCCTGACGTATTACTTCGTGTCGACGGCGTACAACAGCGCCGATCCCGTGCAGGAGAGCGCCTGGTCCAACGAGGCCACCAAGACTATCCCGCCATTGGTACCGAATCCGCCGACCATGCTGACGGTGCAGAACCTGCTGGTCTGGGATGTGCTCAAGGAGGATGATCACTTCAAGTTCCTGGGTGTCGGCACGGTGCCGAGCGGCACTGCGTGTGATCCAACAGAGACCGTGAACGGCCGATACGTCGTGCCCAACGATCTGGTGGAATGGTTTGGCAACGTGCAGCCGCCAGTGGTGGTCGCCGATTGTTCGTAAGATTCAGGGACTGGATTTGCAAGTGGCTGTGCCGGTGGTTCGGCATCTGCTGCAGGGTGGACCCGCTGGGTCCGGTTGAGAATGCGAGAGTAGAGGTTGGAGAGAGCGATGACAGCGACAGCGAAGTGGGGGATACCAACGAAGCGACAGAGCGGCCTGCCGGCTGATCCGAACGATTACAAGGGCTGCGAGATAGCGCTGGCGGTTGCCGGCGGCCCGTTCACGGTACTCGAGGCGCTGGTGCCGGCTGACACGTTCGAGAGGGAGATGCCACCCGACCTGACACCGGGTGACTACCTGTGCCGCTACGTGCCGATCGATACTGACGACGTACGTGGCAAGGCCGTTGCGGTCCCGTTCAATATCGCAGACACCACAGCGCTGGACCAAGTCGACAATCCGACGGTCGAGATCACCTAATGAATTCGGGCGAGGGCGCACGGAGAGCGATCGGGGGCGGGGGCAGCCCTGATCGTGTTTAGCCGTGGCCTTGAACCAGTCTCAGCAGCAGGCAACCTTCACGGAGATGGAGGCCGAATGGCTGCGGCGTGACCTGAGGCGCTACGTCCCGCAGGTCTGGAACCTGGTTGAAGCTCGGAAGTTCAAGAACAACTGGCACATCGATGCCATCTGCGATCACTTGGCGTACGTGACGCTGGGCGACATCCGCAACCTGATCATCAACGTGCCACCCCGGCAGACCAAGTCGCTGACGGTCTCGGTCATCTGGCCAACCTGGTGGTGGGCTGATGAACCCGAGGTCCAGTTCATGTACTCGAGCTACTCGCATGACCTGGCGCTGCGTGATGCGGTCAAGGCGCGCGACATCATCCAGTCTGGCTGGTACCAGGAACGCTACGGCGGCAAGTTCTATCTGGATCCGGGGCAGAACCAGAAGCACCGCTACGTCAACGACAAGCACGGCTACCGCATCTCGACCTCGGTAGGCGGCAAGACCACCGGGGAGGGCGGCGATGTCCTGGTGATCGATGACCCGCACAACATGTCAGACATTCACTCGGACCCGAGGCGCCACTCCACCCTGTCCTGGTACGACAATAGTTGGCGGTCACGCCTTAACGACCCAACCACAGGCCAGAAGGTCATCATCTGCCAGCGGTCTCACGACATGGACCTGGTCGGCCACATCCTGGATGGCGAGTCAGGGCGCTGGGTAGTGCTGATGCTGCCGAACGAGTACGACCCGAAGCGCCACTGCGTGACGTATCCGAATCCCAAGGGCAGGAACCTTGACTACAAGCAGATGCGCGACGACGAGGTCGAGACGATCTACGAGGACGAGCGCAAGAAGCCCAAGGTGCTGCTCAACCCGCAGCGCTTCGGCGAGGAGGAGACCAAGACAGAGAAGTCGGCCATGGGCAAGGTCGACTACGAGGCGCAGTACAACCAGGACCCGGAGGCCGGCGGCGGTCTGATCCTGAAGCGCAAATGGTGGCAGCCGTGGCACTACCCGCCAGATCATCCGAAGCAGGGCGAGCAGATGCCCTATCCGGACTGGGAGCAGATCATCACGGTGTACGACACCGCGTTCAAGAAAGGGCAGGAGAATGACTACTCCGCGCGCACCAGCTGGGGTCTGTTCTTTCATTCGCACACCGGGCGGCAGGAGGATGTCAGGCTCAACTGCATGCTGCTCGAGCGAATGAATGAGCGCATGGAGTTCGGAGAGCTTCGCGAAGCGGCGATCCGCCACGAAAAAGGCTGGGGCCCAGACCACACGCTGATCGAGGACAAGGCATCCGGCATCAGCCTGATTCAGGAGTTCGAAGCCGGCGGCATCCCAGTTTGGAAAGTGAAGGCCGGCCCCGAGGACCTGGCATATCGGGCGCACATGGTCTCTGGCATTCTCCGCTCCGGGTTGGTCTGGTACGTCTCGAGGGACTGGGCGTTCGATGTCATCAGCCAGTGCGCCAAGTTTCCACTGGTCGAGCATGACGACCTGGTCGCCACCTGCGTGATCGCCTGGGCGTTCATGCGGCGCATGGGCGACATCGAGTTACCGGACGACGAGAAGGGCAACGAGCTCAGCCTCTGGAGCAGGCCGAAGCCGAAGTCGCCATATGGCTGATAGGAGATAGCGATGAGTAGATCAACGAAGATGATCAGTGAGGGTGAGATCATGTTTGCACGAAGCAATGCCTGCGTGGCGATGGAGTCCATAGCCGGCACGATGGTCGACGCCAACCATGTGGAGCGGTGTTTCGCTGCTGGCATGATGTGCGTCACCAGTTTCAAGATTGCGCGAGAACTCGAGCGCTTTGGAGTTGAGTTCGATGACTGATGCGGATCGCATCTCCGGCAAGAATGGCGGCAAGGTGCCGCTGCAGTACTGGCAGAAGTCATTCCTGATCGACATCGAGCCGGACCCGACAGCGCCGTACGTCTCAAGAGTAGGTAAGACTACCTACATCAACACGAATCATCCCGAGTACACCCGGTGGCTGGTCGGCTTCGTGAAGGGTGCGGCCAATGCCGTCGATCAGGCAATCAAGCGGCAGACGAATTAGAATCCGCGCGCGGCGGCCAGAAGGTATGGCGGCATGCGCGCCGTAAGTACACCAGAAAAGGGTACTATCAGGGTCAAGCGCGGCCTGGAGCCACTGGTCGTCGCACAACGAGGAGAAACCGATGAGTGTGATTTACTACTGTGACGCGCCGAGTTGCGGCAAGAAAGAAGCTGGCCGAGCAACAGAGCATGGCCATATACCGCCAGACGGCTGGTCGAGCTTCGTTCAGGGAATCGAGATGGCCGATGCCTGCAGTCCTGAGCATCAAGAGGCGATCGTTGTTGCCAACACGCCTGAGCCTGAACCCGAAGAGGAAGCAGAAGAATCGGAGGACTGATTCTCACGCCGATCACGCTGCGTGAGGCGCACTCGTTTGTCGAGGCCAAGCATCGGCATCACAAGCCCTCCCGCGGTGGAATCTTTGCCATCGGGATATCGCATCCTGACGGCTACATCTGCGGCGTCGCCGTCGTCGGCCGGCCCGTCGCTCGAGCAGCGCAGGACACCTGGACCGCCGAGGTTACCAGGGTCTGCACCGACGGCACCAAGAACGCCTGTTCCATGCTCTATGCCGCCTGCTGGCGAGCAGCCAGGGCCATGGGCTATCTCAAATTGATCACTTACACTTTGCCTGAGGAGGGCGGCGCATCTCTCCGGGGTGCCGGCTGGCGTCTCCTGGGCGAGGCAGGAGGAGGGAGTTGGAACACGAAGTCGAGACCGAGAGTGGACAATCACCCGCTGCAGCGAAAGCTGAAGTGGGAAGCAAGCTCGTCCTCTGGCCTGATCCAAGGCTGAAGGAGACCTGCGCACCCGTGCCATACGGCATGGACTGCAACGAGATCATCGACAACATGCTCCGGGTGATGGAGGACCATCGGGGGCTGGGGATCGCTGCGCCGCAGATCGGCGTGATGCTGCGCATTATCATGGTCGAGGAACTGATCATCTTTAACCCGGTGATCACGAAAACATCGGAGCAGATGCGCTGGGTCTGGGAGGGCTGCCTGTCATTTCCTGAGACCTGCCCGAAGTACGCTCAGGACATGGGTAAGCTGCGTGATGGCGACACGGTGCGCGTACGCCGGCACAAGCGCATCAAGGTCGAGGGCTTCGATGAATCATGGGGCCGCATCTGCACGAAGGGTTCGGACTGGAAAGGCGCGTGCATTCAACACGAGATTGAACACCTGGACGGCATCACGTTAGCCGACCATCGCAGACGATAGATTTGCTGCAGCGCATTGCGTGCGTGTACACTTCGCGAAACCGGTGCGGAGGGCGACCGCGATGGCGCGTGAAGACGTTGGCTCTTTTGTCGAAGAGCTACCAGCAACATCCCCTAAAGTTCAACGGGCAAACGGTGCGCTGATCACCCAGCAGGGTGAAGAGACGATCGTCGATCTCGAGCCTACTGAGACCGCAGCGTTCGCCGCCCCAGAGATGGATCCGGACTGGCACGCGAATCTCGCTGACCAGTTATCCGGCACCGAACGCCACGCCATCGCCGACCAGTTGCTCGAGTACGTCGTACTGGACAAGCAGGTCCGCGAACATCACTTCCGCCGCATCAAAGATGGCCTTGAGCTTCTCGGTCTCAAAGACCTTCCGGAATCTGACACTCCGTTCGACGGTGCTGCTACCGTCACGGACCCGCTCATTGGCGAGGCAGTCGTGCAGTTCCAGTCGCGAGCGATCGAGGAGCTTTTTCCTGCCGACGGCCCAGTGAAGTCAGCCATCCTGGGCGAGGTCGACGACGAGAAAGAGGAGCAAGCCCAGCGCCTCGAGGACTACATGAATTACCAGTTGACGGTCGAGGACCAGGGTTATTTCTGGGACGTCGATCAGATGCTGTTCTACCTGCCGATGTCGGGATCGGCGTTCAAGAAGATTTACATCGACCCGATCACCGAGATGACCACCGGGCGGTACGTTACCGCGGAAGACTTCATCGTCCCGTACTACTGCAAAGACCTGCAGTCAGCGACCAGGTACGCGCATGAGTACACGATGGAGGGCAACAACATCAAGCGGGCCCAGGTCGACGGGCAGTTCCTGGAAGATGCCTACCTGATCCCGAGCCCGCAGATTCAGTCAGACAAGAACGTAAGCTTCACCGACGAGAGCATGGAGGATGTCGCCGACGATCGCGTGCCGGTAGTGCATGAGGACGACGAGGTCTACAAGCTCTACGAGTACCACATCGACTACGAGATGCCGTTCGATGATCCGGAGATCACCGAAGAGATCGACATTGCGCCACCGTACATCGTCACCATCGAGGAGGAGAGTCGTGAGGTCCTGTCAGTCCGGCGCAACTGGAAGAAAGGCGACGCGAAGTACCGCAAGCGCGTCTGGTTCGCGCATTACAAGTTCCTGCCAGGCCTCGGCTTCTACGGCTTTGGCTATCTGCACATCATCGGAGCATTGGCTAAGGCTGCTTCTGGAAGCCTGCGCGCTATCCTCGACACCGCTGCTCTCAGTAACCTGCCCGGCGGATTCAAGAGCAAGAAGGCCAAGGTAAGCGGCGAGTACCGCTTCACGCTGGGTGAGTTCCGTGACATCGACATGTCACCTGAGGACCTGCAGCAGGCCTTCCTGCCGCTGCCGGTCAAGGAGCCAAGCCCAGCCCTGGCCACCACCTACGAGAACCTGATCAAGCGCGGCAAGGAATTCATGGGTACCACCGAGGTCATCACGGGTGGTGCCGATAACCGCGGGCCCGTCGGCACCACACTGGCGCTGATCGAGCAGTCCGGCAAGCCACAGTCAGCCATCCACAAGCGCCTGCACAAGGCGATGCGCGAAGAGCTTTCGCTGATGGCGCAGTTGAATTACGAGCTCATGGATCGGGCTGAGTACCCGTACGAGCTTGGCGGCGAGAGCAAGGTAGTGCTGAAGCAGGACTTCGATGGCCGCGTCGATGTCATTCCGGTATCGGATCCGAACATTTTCTCGAGCGTGCAGCGTATCGCCCAGTCGCAAGGCATCCTCGAGCTTGTCGAGTCGGCACCGGACCTGTACGGCGAGAAGGGCCGCAAGGAAGCGCACCGCCGCATGCTGGCAGCGCTCAAGACACCAGAGATCGACAAGCTGCTGCCGGAGGATCAGGCACCGAAGAACCTGGACCCGGTCAGCGAGAACCAGATGATGGCCACCGGGTTGCCGGTGCAGGTGCGGACAACGCAGGACGATACGGCTCACATGGCGGTACACCAGCAGTTCGCCGAGATGATGGCGATCGGTGATCCAGAGCTCTGGAAGCAGGTCGAGCCGGTGTTCATGTCGCACAAGATGGAGCACCTGGTCAGCCAGTACCGCAAAGAGGTCGAGCAGATGCTGGGCATGGAACTGCCGCCGTTCGATCTGTATGACGAGGCCGAGACCGAGGACCTGCCACCCGAGATCGAGCAGATGCTCAGCCAGGCCATCGCTGCCAAGCAGCGGCAACAGAAGCAGCAGGAGGACGCCGAGCGAGGCGGCCCACCGCTCTCGCCTGAAGAGGCCGAGGCCAAGGCTGTCGAGGACGCCAAGGACGCTGAGACCATCCAGAAGCTCGAGCGCATGAAGGCCGAGCACCAGGAGAAGCAGCGCCAGGCGGCCGACAAGCATCGTCAGGAGATGGTGCAGAAACAGGAGGCATTCACCGCCGAGGAGACACGCAAAGACGACGAGAACAAGGCCGACATCGAGCGCGAGGAGAGACTCGCCGCGGCTAAACGCAGAGCGTTAGTGCAGGCGCCGTCCAGCAGGTCACGAAAGGCAGAGACCGAGACCAACAGGCCGCCGGCTAAGAAGAAGACCGATGGCCAAAGCGCCAACGCCAGCTGAGATCAGAGCGGCGAGGGCATTCCTGCAGCGAAGAGGAGTGCGACCACCGCTACAACCTCGGCCATTTGCCGCGGCAGCGAAGGAATTGAACATTGGATTTCGTGAACTCCTGGCCTACATCCGGCGAATGTATGCCGGCGGCCAGGGACAGCAGCAGGCGATCCACGAGTTGCTGCAGCGAGAGGTTTCGAAATAACGGTAAGTGCTGAGCCGGTAAAGATCAGCGCGTAAGTCTGGAGGTGATCAGTCATGACTGATTACACGAAGTATCCCAAGCCAAGCCCAGATATGGATGCTGGCCGGTCAGCCACGAAAGTGGGCGAAGCAATGACCGGTAGCGGGCAGGACACTGCTGACGGCACCATGGGCAACCAGAAGACTGGTGATGGCATGGAGAACGAGAAAGGTGCGAAGTGAAGGCTGCAGGTAGGCCGGACAAAAAACCGTCCACAAGCACCGACATCCAAGGAGGGGGCGAGTCTGGCGAGGAGAAGTCGAAGCTTCATCACGCTAAACCGAGCATGGCTCGCAACACGATGGGACTGGGAGCGAAGTCATCCAATGACGGCGCGGTCGGTGCCATGGGGAAAAACCAACAGACCGGTGACGGCGGCGCATCCAACGGGTAACCGCCACCGCCCCGGTCACGAGGGCTATATGCATTGAACAAACGGCAAATTCTGAATCGCATCGATGAGAAAGTCTCAGATGCCCACGACGCCATGGACACCGGGTTGCCGGAGGAAAAGTACAACCGCAAGGTTGGCGAAGTCTCCGCGCTCAAGGACCTACGTGAGTTTGTCGTGGAACTCTCGGACGACGATGTCGACGACGATGAACTGGAGGAACTACCGACATGAGTGAAACCGCTGAGCAAGTCGTTGACCTGGTCGTTGCATCAGACACGAAAGCTAAGGCAGCTAATGCCAAATACAATGAAATCGAGGACTGGTGCGCAGAACAGAGACGCTGGCAAGTTCGGCTGTGGAATTTCCTGAGACCGTGGCGCAAGTCACGAGCGCCGCACGTACCGTTCAGACCGCTGTACTGGCGATGCCTTGTCATGATTCGCGAACCAGAGGAGACCACCGAGTGGGGGTTTCAACTGATGCGCGAAAGCAGAGACATCGAATCGTATCTAACGTACGCGGGCATGGTAGTTGCGGTAGGAAGACTGGCCTACAAGGCGAAGACTCGAGCAGGGCTTAAGCTCAGCCGCGAGGACAACCCGAAGCTGGGCGACAAGGTAGTGTTCTACAAGAACGCCGGCACTCGTTTTCGAACGATTGACGGCCTGCAGTTCGTACTCATCACCGACACCGAAATGTGGGGCGAGACAGATCAGCCGGAGAGACTCGATACGTTAGCGATTTAATCATCGTGACAACGTGCGCGTGACTCTGTAAGTTTCATGCACAGGCCGCTGGAGGGCAGCATGCCTAAGAAACAATTCGACTACGAGTTCGAAGATATCCGCCGTGAAGACACGCCGGTATCTGCCGCTGGGTTTGGGGACATTGTCGAGGACCCTGAGAACCCAGGCGAGGCTTTTGTCGAGGTCGACCTTGATGAGGAAGATCTTGCTAAAGCTGTGAGCGCCGCCGATAACGATGCTGACGCAACGTCCGCAGGCGATCGGGACGGTGGCTCGAAAGGAAAGCGACGCGAAGCACTGGACCGTCGCAAAGTAGATCAGTTGGGAGTGGACCTCGAGGAAGCAAGCGAGGTCGTTGCCGGCGAGGTCAACGCACTCAAGAAAGAGGTCGCTGAGCTCAAGGCTGGCAAACAGATCGACGCCATCGAAGAAGAGTTCGCCGCGGAAGAAGTGCGGCTGACCGAAGAGATGGAAGCGGCGATGGAGGAAGGCGATACCAAAGCCCAGTCCAGGCTGAATTCCGAACTGATCGCACTCAACAGCAGCAAGCAGGCCAAGCAGGCTGCTGCCGAGGCCTCCGTGTCAATCATCGAGGACCTGGACGGCGGTGCTGCAGATCAGCCCGCTAACAAGCGCGCCGTGCAATTCATTCGGGACAACGAGACCTGGTGGTCCGATCCCGACCATGAAGATGCAGTCGCATACGTTAGGAAGCTTGACAAGAAGCTCGTTGGAATGGGCTTCAATCCGGATAGCGACGCCTACTGGGTTCGCTTCAACCATAACTTTGACAAGAAGTTCGAAGGCCTCCGCGAGTTAGACCCGGACGATATCGATGTTGATCTCGATCTGGGTGAAAGTCGGGGCCGCCGCAAGTCACCTGTTGCTCAACCCGGCGGTGCCGGTGGACAGCGACGCGGGGCCAAGCGCGGCGACAACGGTCAAGGTGGTGGATCGAAGGTGGTACTCACCGCCAGGCATAAGCAGAACATGGTGCAGTTCGGGCTGGACCCGAGCAACGCCGAACACTGCGCGAACTATGCCAAAGAGGTGTCAGCCACCCAGAAACGCGATGCAGAAAGGAGAGTGTCATGACCCCTGGCAAAGGCGAAAGCGTGTTTGATGTCGATGTCGACGCCCCCGAGGATGAATTCGATCCACAGGCGCCAGAGACAGCGGCGAAACCAGAACGGACTCCCGCACAGATTGCGGCGGTCAAGAAAATGCAGGAAGGAAAACGCAAGGCGCTCGAGAAGCGCAAGGTGGATAAGACTGGCCAGAGAAACACTGGCGATCAGATGGTGCATCCAGCCGGATCCGGGCACGAGGCACCGCATGATGAAAACACCGACCAAGCAGCGGCATCTGACTACACGGCCGATCTCGATAACGAGGTCACCGAGTGGGTCAGGCCGTCAGACCTTGAAGCTCCCCCGGCACGGGCGGGCATGGTCCAGCGTTGGATTCGGATACGTCTTGGAAACGTCCGAGACACCGCTCGCCTGAGAAAGGCAATGCGTGAGGGATGGCGACCAGTCAAGGCTTCGGCCATGGGTGGTCTTTCACTGCCGATCATCCAACACGACAGCCTGGGCGAGGGGGATTACATCGGCGCAGAGGACTTGATCCTGATGGAAATGCCCGAACGTGTCGCTCAGCAACGCTCACGCTTCTACAAGCGCAAGCAAGCTCGGCAAACTGGCGCGGTCGAACGGCAAGTCAAGGGAGTGCATAGCGAGGACCACATTGGTTTCGGAGACATCCGATCGCGATCGCATTCCAGGGTGAGAGTCGCCCAAGGTACAGCCAGGCAAGTAGAGGCAGCCGACGACGACTTTTAATTAACTAACCATCACGTGATAGCGGAGGGCTTATCCGAATGAACGTGGACAGACCAAATGGTTTACGTCCAGTAAGGCATGGAACAGGTGGAACGCCAGGTCGGCTGACCGCCTATGCAATTGCTGACCAGTTAGCGAGTGACATCTTTTCCGGTGACCCGGTGAAGACGACTGGTCTCGGCAATGCGCTGAACGGTGTTAGCAATATCGATGTGTGTGCCGCAGGCGACCGAGCGATCGGTGTGTTTGCCGGCGTCAGGTACGTCGATGCTAACGGCGAACAGCAGTTCCGGCCCCGCTGGATTTCAGGCCAAGTAACACAACAGGACCCCCGCAGCCCGGTCGAGGCGCTGGTGTACGACGATCCCGATATGAGATTCGTGATCCAAGTCTCCGGTGCAGCAGGGCTTGCCGCAGTAGATGTTGGCCAGAAGGCCGACTACCTGCTCGGTGCGGGGAATGCATTCACAGGTCGTAGTGCCTACGAGTTGGACCAGTCAACACTTGGTGCAGCTGGCACGCTGAAGATCCTAGCTCTCGCACACGGGATCAACAACGACTTCGGCGAGTTTGCTGACGCCCTGGTTCTCATCAATGAGCATGAGAACAGGTCCGAAGTAACTGCGATCTAAGGGAGCAAAAATCATATGTCTATGAATCGCGCTGACTTTAGGAAGCAGCTACAGGAAGGGCTGAACACGGTGTTCGGCATGGAGTACGCACGCTACCCAGAAGAGTGGAAATATCTTTTCGCAATCGAACGGTCTGTGAAGGCCTTCGAGGAAGATGTCCTGCTCGCTGGCTTCGACGCAGCACCGGTCAAGCCTGAAGGTGAGGGTGTCGCGTACGACGAGGGAGCGGAGAGTTACGTTGCCCGATACACGCATGAGACGATCGCTTTGGCTTTCTCGATCACTGAGGAAGCGGAAGAGGACGGCTTGTACGGTTCGATCGGTAGCAAGTACGCTCGAGCACTCGCTCGTTCATTGCAACAGACCAAAGAAGTTAAGGGCGCTGACGTCCTGAATAACGGCTTCGACGTCACCTTCGTTGGTGGCGACGGCGTGCCGCTGTTCAGTGCATCGCATCCGCAGTTCGGCGGTGGCGTCCAGGCTAACACCCTGGCGGTCGCGGCTGATCTGTCCGAGGCTTCATTGGAGCAGGCAGCCATCGACATCTCTGAGTTTGATGACGACCGGGGAATCCCGATCGCTTGTCAGATCAAGAAGATGGCCGTTCCGACACAACTGCAATTCGTGGCAACGCGGATCCTGCAGTCGCCGTATCGGACTGGCACTGGCGATAACGACATCAATGCAATCAACACATTAGGAACTGTTGCTGATGGGTTCTGTGTAAATCACCGATTTACCGACCCGGATGCCTGGTTTCTTTTGACTGACTGCCCTGATGGGCTGAAGCATTTTGTGCGGAAGAACGTACAGCGCGGCATCGAGGGCGACTTCGAGACCGGCAACCTGCGTTACAAGGCACGAGAGCGCTACAGCTACGGCTGGTCTGACTGGCGTGGTGCATACGGATCACCTGGAGGTGGCACCTAGCAAATCCGTGATTAAAGTTTCCCCGCCTTTTCTTTAAGGAAGGGCGGGGGAATTAAAATTTTTCTTCTCAAAAGATGACGCGGCTGCAAAAGGCCGCTGCCTGAAGGAGGCTGTCATGAGCGAACACACTATCTCCCATGCCGACGTATTCAAAGCCGGCGCACCATATGCAGGTGGAATCAACGGCTCGAAGAGAGGCGTTTTAATCAAGCTGGTCCACCAGCAACTTATTCTTGCCGCACCCGCGGGTGATGTCGACGGCATCGCAGCAGCCCAGGCTGTAGTGGGTGCTGGAGATCTTGATCTTTCCGGCGGCGCATTCACGACCGACGGCATCGCCACAATCGAGGCTGCGCGTAACGTCGCGATCCTCTCAAGTAATGCCGGCGACACCACACAGACTGCGACCGTGACTGGTCGAGATCTGATGGGCAATCCGCAGGTCGAGGACATCGCCTTCAACGGCACGACCGAGGCGGTAGGCGCGAAGGCGTTCTCCGAGGTCAGCAATGTTGCGATCGATGCAGCGCTTGCCGGCAACGCATCGGTGGGCACCAGCGTGACCCTGGCCAACATCGAGCTTGGCCTGGATGTGCAGTTGCTGAATCTCTACGACGTCCTGCACCAGGTAGACGGTGCCGGCGCGGCTGAGGGTACGATCGCCAACTGGACGGTGGCTGATGTCACGAGTCCGGCGACCGCAACGACAGGTGATACCAAGGGCACATTCAATCCGGCCACACTGCCGGACGGCGCCGAGGATCTGATCCTGACATACATTCCGAACCTGACTAAGGACGCTTACGGCGAGAACTTCAGCGGCTGATCAGGGCGATTAAAGGAGGTCCATCATGCGACCAAGAGTTTTAACAATCTCGCCCTACGCCGCTGCTGATACTGATGCGATTGCGGTATCGCAGACGCCAGCTGCTGGTGGCATTCAGGAACTGACGCTCACGGCAGATCCGGTTACGCTGGATTTCCGACGCCAGGTTGTGATCACTACGGCCGCCGACGAGACGGCCCGCAGGTTCATAGTCGAGGGCACTGACGAGAAAGGAAACTTCCGCCAGGAGGCGGTCGTCGGTGTGGATACCGGCACTGTGTCAACGGTGCAGGCCTTCACGACGGTGACCTCGATCAGGGTCGACGACGATACGACTGGTGCCATTGAGGTTGGCACCGCTACGATTGTCTCGAGCAACTGGCTGCCACTCGATTACCTGGTGACTGACTTCCAGGTATCGCTCGGCATCAGTGTTGGCGGAGCAACGGCAGACCTGACGGTCGAGTTGACGCTGTCCAATATCCTGGACCGCCGCGGGAACGATCCGAAGCCGACAGTCGGCCACTGGTTCGGTAGCGAGTTCGACCTGGTGTTTCCGGAGATCAACATCTTCGATCACGACACCCTGGTGAACGTAGCGGCCAACACGACCGGCAACCTGGCATTCCCGGTGAGGGCGATTCGACTGAAATCGAATGCGGTCCTGACCGGCGACGATGTGGCACTCGAGGTTATACAAGCGTCTCACAGGTCGTCGTAAGCCATGGGTCTGGGTCTAGCAGGTCTTGGTGACGCCGGACTGGCGCTTGATGGCGTCGGTCTCGGCGGTGCCGGCCTCGAGGCTGGCGCTGGTGTCACTCCAATCATTCCTGCCGATGGGGAAGATGCCCTCGGATATTTTCAGTCTGATTACTCCCCCGTAAATATCGAGACCATTGGTGGCAGCCCCAGGATGGACCAATGGTGGAAGCCGGATGGCTCACGAGCGTATACGTGCAGAGATGGCAGCGACAGAATAGATTCGCATGATGTCGATCCACCGTGGAGCATTACTTCTGGTGACTGGACGAACCGCATCACGATAACCGGCATCGGTAGTCCCAACAGTCTCTACATCACGCCTGACGGCACCAAGATGATCTGGATGACTGCTGGTGGCAGCCAGGTTATCCAGTCAAAGGAAATGTCTGTAGCGTTCGATGTGAGTACCGGGGGAGCTACTTCATCGAAGTTCCTCAGCACCTCAAGTCTGAACATGCGATGGTCTGAAGATGGCCTGACGATGTGGACTTCTCGTTTAGGGTTGATCAAAGAGCATGCTGTCGGCACTGCCTTCGACATCTCGACGATCAACACTGTCGCGACTGCCACCTTCGATATTCTCTCGGACCTACCTGCGGGAAGTCCGACGACGAT